GATGAGGCGCATGTGAACGTGCAAACCGACGCACAAGAGGGGTCTGGGGTGGCGGGCGCTTCGTCCGCTCTTCGCAAGATGAAGCAGTCGGGCAACCAATAAAGTTCTTTGTGTGTGAACGTTGCTAGGAGGAACTATGCACCCCCTTCAGACCGAATTGGCACAGCAGGCAGCAGAACTGACAATGAAGCTCGGTGGCAAGAAGAAGGGGGCCCCCGTTCTCTTCAAGTACCAGGACCCCGAAGGCAACACCTTCTGGCTGGACTCGAAGAAGACGACCATCAAGTCCCCTTACTCCGGCAAGAGCTTCTCGTTCAAACCCGAGAGGGACTCGATGTTCGAGGTCACCAAGGACCTCAAGGAGAAGGCGCAGGCGAAGATCAAGAGCGCAGGCCTCGAAGGGCCGCAGGCAGCGGCCCTTGAAGCCGCCGCGACGCTCATGGCGAAGACTGCGACGCCCGTTCTCTGGAAGTACCAGGACCCAGAAGGCAACGCCTTCTGGCTCGACTCGAAGAAGACCACGGTGAAGTCGCCCTTCTCGGGCAAGAGCTTCACGACGAAGCCGGAGAAGGACACGATCAACGAGGTGGGCCAGGACCTCCGTGATGAAGCCAAGGCCAAGACGGCATCCGACAAACCCGAGTGGAAGCGCGTCATCGCCAACGTTGGGGAGATGACCGAAGAGAAGACGAAGGCATTCGCGAAGGGGATCGACAAGATCCTGAAGGACCACAAGGACACGTTCGCGGCGCTCAACGATCTCTCGATGGACCTCGCGTTCCTCGCGGATGATCAGTCCGTTGCCATGGACCCCGTCCTCGGCCCGCTCTTCAAGAAGACCGAGCTGAAGCTAGATCAGGTCTTCGACGCCATGGTCACGCCCGAGCTTCAGAAGCTGAAGCTCATCATCGACAAGCGTATCGCAGAGGCCAAGAGGGCTGACGCGACCGCCGAGGAGTTCTGATCGTGAAGAACGAGGGCGCCTCGCACGCCATCTGGCAGGATCCGAGCACGTACGATCCGATGCTGCATGGCCCCCCGTTCCTTCGAACGATGGGCGGCATGGTACGGCAGGCCGCCACGAAGAAGACGGCGACGATCTTGGATGGCCTCCTCGGTGAAGTCGAGGATCCCTCCAACTGGCTTTCGGTCACGATCGCGTTTCTGCGCTCGTGCTCGATCGTCCACCAGACGCACCACTGGCAGACACGGGGCGCTTCCTACTACGGCGACCACCTCCTCTTCGAGCGGCTCTACAACGACTCGCAGGGCATGATCGATACGCTGGCCGAGAAGTCGATCGCGTTTCGCCAGCACCCGGTTGTAGATCCCATCCGCCAGGTCGCGTTGATCGGCAAGATGGTCAACCACATCTACGAGTCACAGACGACGAGCGGCGCGGAATCCTACCCCAGCGTCAGCCTGCGGGCGGAACTACTCCTGCTCGTTCTACTGAAGATGGTTTACAAGCGTCTGGAGGGCAAAGAGTGCCTGACCATGGGCTTGGACAACCTCCTTCAGGACATGGCGGACAAGCACGAGCAGTTCGTCTACTTGCTACAGCAACGCGTCGTCTCGTCTTCCGGACCTGCAAAGCAAGGCTCTGTGGACCCCTGGAAGGTCTGGGCGAAGTAACCAAAAAAGATGAGGATCAAATGGTAGATGAAAAGCGTCAGTATCACCCGGGAGTAGGGATCGACATCGGCACGATGAACCTCGTGTCGGCGCGGCAGACCGTCGACGGTAAGACCGTCATGAACCGCGTCCGGGACGCCTTCATCGACCTCGATCCTGAGGTGAAGAAGTCGCTGCGGATGTCGAAGGTGAGCTATGTGGAGAAGGGCGGGCAGCTCGTCGTCATCGGGGACTCCGCCCTGACGCTGGCAAACCTCTTCAAGCGTGAGGTACGCCGTCCGCTCGCACGCGGCGTCATCTCCGCCTCCGAAATCGACGCTCAGGAAATCCTCAGTCTTTTGGTCCACAACGTCCTCGGAGATCCGGTCTCGCCAGGGGAACACTGCTTCTTCAGCGTGCCGGCCAGCCCCGTGGACGATCTCGATCAGGATGTCCTCTACCACCGCGCGGTCTTCGAGAAGATCCTGGCCGAGCACGGGTACACGCCGCACGCGATGAACGAAGCGATGGCCATCGTCTACTCGCAGTGCTCGGGGGATGGCTTCTCGGGCCTCTCGATCAGCTTCGGATCGGGCATGTGCAACGTGGCCTTGGCCTACCAGACCGTCGAGGGCATGAGCTTCAGCTTGGCCCGCGGCGGTGACTGGATCGACAACCATGCCGCGAAGGCCGTGGGCAGCACGGCGTCTCGCATGTGCACGATCAAGGAGAAGGGCATCGAACTCACGAAGCCCGAGGGTCGCGATCAGGAAGCCATCGCGATGTTCATCCGGCACCTCGTCACGTACTGCCTCGACAACATCGCGGTCCAGTTCAAGAAGGTGCAATCAAGCATCGACCTTCCGGACCCCGTCCCCTTCATCGTGTCGGGTGGCACAACGAAGGCTGGCGGGTTCATGGACCTCTTCAAGGAGGAGTTCGAGACCGCCGTGAAGAAGCGTGGGTTCCCGATCAAGGTCAGCGAGATCCGCCAGGCGCGTGATCCGATGACCGCGGTGGCGGAAGGCCTTCTCGTTCTATCGAACGAAGAACACGCGGACGACTGAACATGAAGCCTTGCAGCAAGTGCGGCGGCACGGAGCGGGATATCAGCTTTGGAGAAATAGGTAAGCGCCTCGGGCTCTCCAGATCGTGGGTCTACCTGACGTTGAAAGACGCCGGGTCTATGGGAGGAGGCTCGTCATCTATTTCTACCTACTAAATGCGCTGAAGCGCCGTCTCGTTCAGGAACTCAAGGACAGCTTCTCGAAGCACCCCGTCTACGCGAAGCTGGCTCCCAACATCCAGAACAAGTTTGCCTTCAAGGAGCGCCCGCAGTTCGGGATCATCGTCAAGGGTTCCTCCTCGAACAAGGTCCAGTTGTCGGCAGACAACTTCATGGGGACCATCGAGAGCCACGTCATGCTGGCCTACGTGGGCCAGCCGACGTACCCCATCGAGTGGGTCCGGGAGGACATGAACTGTGTGCGAAAGCACGGGCGCATGCCCACTGTCCCAGGGGTCTACTACATCGAGATCCTCTCTACTCCGACGAACGCAACCGAGCAGGGGGCGTTCATCATCGACCCTCTCCTCACGGTCGCGGACGAAGCACTCCTTCACTTCGTTTCAGGGGCGGAGACATCGGCGGATCTCGCGGAGACGCCGGTCAAGAACACCCTCCGTATCTGGGAGAATCGCAAGTACCCCCTCACGGAAGGCAAGGAATACACGGTCGACTACACCACGGGGGAAGTTCAACTCCTAGGGCAGTACAACCCCGGCGCCATCCTCACGGCGGACTATAGGTACGCGGCGCCTTCGATCGGCCCGGTCAACTGGGCATGGAACACGTCCGACTTCGAGACCCTCCCTGGGGTCGTGATGGCGTTCGGCAAGCGGGCTCGTCCCGGGGATAAGGTCGCCCTCGTCGTCTACCCCGACCGGGTGGCTGCGGCGCAGGCATTTGGCGGCAGGATGGATGTCTCGTTCGACCTGGACGTGGTCGCCCAAGATCCCATCCAGATGGAGGAGATCGCGGACCTGGTCTTCATGTACATGTGGGCCGAACGTCGGTCAGCACTCTCTTTCGAGGGTATCGAGCTGGTCGATCTGTCGATGGGCGGCGAAGCCGAAGAGACGTACGACGAGAACGCCGACACGTACTTCTACACGGCGTCGATCTCGATGCAGTTTCAAGGGGACTGGGAAGTCCACACCCCGCTCAGCCTCACGCTCAGCAACGTCAGCCCGACGAATGCCGCGGGGGAGCCAGCCATCTCGGGCACTGTACCTGGAGCCCTCTTCTTCGCGACAGACCCCATCGTCCCCGGAAGAAATAACGACTTCGAGCGGATAAAATAGTGGTCATCGTTTACGTCGCGAGGTGCGTGACCAACAACAAGCTGTACTTTGGGGTAACGGGACGCGGCCTCGCAACTCGAATCAGGCAGCACGTCTACATGGCGAAGAACCCCCGTACGAGGTTCCATACGGCCCTTCGTAAGTATGGGGTCGATGGTTTTGAGTGGCTCGCGCTGGCGTCCATCACAGACCGCGAAGAAGCGTTTCGCCTAGAATCTCTGTGCATCAGCCATTTTCAAACGATGGATCGCTTGCAGGGTTACAACGACACGAGCGGTGGTGAGGGGTCCATACCCTCGGACACCACTAGGGCGAAGATGAGCGCCGTTCGTCGGGGTAAGCCCACCTGGTCCAAAGGCAAGAAGCTAACGCCCGCGCAGACCGCCGGTAGGTTCGGGAATCGTAACCGCCTTGGAAAACAGCATTCCGAGGAAGCCAAGGAACGCATGCGGTTGGTGCACCTTGGGAAAAAGCATTCCGAAGAGACACTCACCAAGATGAGAGGCAACACGAACGCTAAGGGTCGTGGGGCTTCGCGAGCGCTGATGGATCAGGCTGTTGCTCAGCTTTTAGATGTCTGTCGGTGCCGTGGCACGTCAGTTCGGGGTGGCGCGAGCCACAATCCGGCGCTGGCGCACCCAAGTTTCACCATGAAGATGAAGATCGGAGCCCTGACATGCCGCGATACACCTTCGAGTGCGATCCCTGCACGCTGAAGTTCGAACGGACGCTCCCCATCGGAGACCACCCGCTGCACAAGTGCCCAGCATGCGGTGATGACGCCCCGAGGGTCATCGAGGGCTTCGCCTTCGCGTTTTCTGCGGGCGGGGGCGCACCAGGAAACTCCGGCGTTCACGACCACGACTACCCCACGGCGGACAAGGCCGTGGGGCGTAGCACCGATGAGCGCCGAGCCGTCCTCGAAGAACGGAACAAGGCGAAGGCAGAAGCGCGGAAGAATGGCGGGACGAACGCGCTGATTCGATCCGATGGCCCAGGCTATACGGAGTACACTCCCATGACCACACAGGGCATCGCGGCGCGTCGAAAGCTCGCGGACCAGATGATCACGACGGCAAGAGCTTCGAAGGGCGGTGGTCGCTAATCCATTGTTTTCGCCGAAAGGGTGGGATGCCCGCCCATTTGGGGCCTCCTGGGATCGTACCCAAACTCGAATTTAGATCGAAGGCATCGGTTGTCCTTCTTTGGACGGCCTAGATCGAATCGAACTACCGCCCTTCGATAGGAGACCTGGGATGGCTCTCGGACCGTTCATCAGCTACGTCCCCCCTGGCGTATACACGCGGACTCTCGCGGAGACAAACGTCTCGAACGTTGTGGCCGGGCTTCGCCTCCCTGCCCTCATTGGCGTTGGCCAGGAGGAGTTGGAGCAAACGGACCTTGAATTGGTCCGTGGCTCCAGCACAACGGTCGACCAGCCGATCACGGCCGAAGACATCTCCGAGTCTTGGGTCGTGGACGCTACGAACCCGCAGCACCTCATCCTAGGAGCCCAGAACGGGGTCCTGGCGGCGTTCCGGGTTCGCAACTTCCCGATCGTCACTGGCGATGGCACCGGACGAACGTCGAACGACACGCGCAGCGTGACCGTGACGGTCAACGGGGCGCCTGTAGCCGTGGGTGGCGTTCAAGGGGCTAAGGGCCTCGTGACGCTCCAAATCCCGACGCAGATCACGGACGTGGTCCGGTGCACGTACTACTTCCACCGAGGCGACACCGGCTTCGTGGATGACGTGTCCGATCAGGTCACGAGCGACACGGCGCTGCTCATCACGCCGGCAGCCGAGACCTATGCGGTCGTCCTCGGGAACAGCGACACCTTCAAGATCACGGTCAACGGTGCCACGGCCACGGTCACGTTCGCGCCGAACGCGGCCTCTACGGCGGCGGCCTTGAAGAGCCAGATCGATGCGGCCCTCATCTCGGGCCTCACGACGACGGTCTTCGTGGACAACAACGGCCTGAACCGCATCCAGTTCACGTCCACAGTCTCGCTCAAGGTCGAGGACGGCAACGCAAACGGGATCCTCGGCTTCTCCACGGGGACGCAGACGAACCGTAATGCGGTCTTCCGTGTCTACCAGCGCCCCATCGTGGACGGCACGAGCGGTGGTGTGACGACCACGGACGCCTCGAAGGTCGTCGTCAAGGTGAACAGCCTCCAGGTCATCCCGTCCGCCGTGGACGGCCTCAACGGCCTGGTGACTCTTCCCACGCCCCCGTCCCCGGGGTCGACAGTCACCGTCGAATACTTCGCCAACACCTGGCAAGACACGTTCGACTACCTGCCCAACACGAGCGTCACGTCGGTCATCCGTGCGGGCATCTCGCCGCAGCGGAACGACTACATCCAGGGGCAGGACTTCGTCATCTCGAACCCGAGCGCTGACGTTTCGATCATCAACTGGGGTACGGGGTACTCGGTCAGCGCCACACGGGCAACGTCGGGCGCAACGCCCTTCGACACCCGTCAGGTGATCCCGACGCTCATCGACCAGCAGTTCTTCCTCGCGCCGTGCGTCGCGGTGGTGGACACCTCGATCATCCCCGCCTTCACCTCGACGAAGGACTTCCTCCTTCCCGAGATCCCGACGACGGGCAACGGCAGGAACTCGGTCCTCGGAGCGACGCTCTACAACAGCGTCACCAACGGCCGCACGGACCTCCAGAGCAACCGCCCTGACCTCGTGAAGGTCTACGCCGGACGCACCCTCCGCGATGCCCTCAACCGCGCGCCCCAAAAGGTCGTCGAGGTCGATGGTCCCGCGCGTAGGATCAAGCTGAAGGACGCTCTTCCGCCCGACTGGGTGGTCTACGCGACCTTCTACTACAACAAGATCGCCGATGACAGCTACCTCCTCACCTGCGTCACCCCCGGCGCGGTGGGCCAGGGGCAGTACACGGTGATCTCGTCCCTCAAGGGCACGAACCTCTACCAGACGCGCTTCGGGGTGACAGCGGGCCTCACGACTTCGGTCCAGTGGCCTCGTGGCGTCGAGACGATTCCGGACGCGTTCCACACGGGCGGCGGGATCGCCGTTTCGGAGACGGCTACCGTCACCTTCGGGCAGCTTCCGGCGACGAATGCCGTCTACACGAACAAGGGCGCAGGCCCCTGGTCGTTCTACACGGGATCGTCCGACTGGACCACGAAGCTCAACGGGACGGACATCTCCGCGAACCTGAACGCGGCGGCCAAGGGCTACCTCGTCAGCACGGCGGTCACGGTCAACGGGTCGAACCAAGTCACGATCCCGGCCTCGCCGAACAACCAGCTCAACCTCACGATCGACGGTACGGACGTGGTCGTGAACCTCACGTCCGGTCTTCGTACCGCGACGCAGATCGTGGCGGACATCAACGCCGCCATCGACGGCACCGTGCCGTTCGCCCCCGGCCCCAACACCCTGGCGAGCTTCGTCCAGGTTGGTGGCTCGGGCGGCCAGGTCTACTTCATCATCCACAGCTTCTCGACGCCCGCCTCGCTCCCCGGTGGCTTCGACCACAAGTCGTACGTCCGGGTTCGTCAGGGCACGGTCGAAGTGACGCTCGGCTTCACGACCTTCCAGCGTGCTGACGGTACGCCCAAGGCTTTGAACAAGCCCGCGACGGCTCTCGGGACGCTCGCCGGCCCGTTCAACATCACGGCGGGCATCAACGACATCATCCAGCTTCGCCTGAACGGCGTGGACTTCACCGTCACCCTCCCCGCGGGATCCGCGGTGACGGCCGCCTCCGTGGTCTCGACGATCAACGGCGTCACGGGTCTCTCTGGAGTCGCGTCGGCAGGCACGCTGTCGAACCTCAACAAGATCCGCCTCACGAGCCAGACCAACGACACTCAGAGCCAGGTGCTCATCGGCAACGGGACATCCAACGCCATCCTCGGGTTTACCCAGGGCCAGCTTGGAACCCAGACGCTGGTCACGGTTCAAGAGGTCGTGGACATCCTCAACTCGACTGGTGGCTTCCTCTCCGCGGGCGTCGCTTACAAGAGCGCCGTCAACGGCCAGGAGTACATCACGATCGCCTCGCTCACGACGGGCGCGGCCACGTCGAGCGTCGCCTTCACCAGCTCCTCCACCACGGCGTTCAACATCCTCACGGGGACGAACATCAAGCCGGGGACGGACGGGGACTCCGGTGAGGACACCCGCGACAACTTCACGGTCACCTCCTCGAACGGCCTCGGATCGAGCGGGACGGGCATCCCCGGCCAGACGTACACGGACTCGCGCACGGGGCTCCGCTTCACGGTGCTTGCGGCCACGGTCGGGAGCTACGACAACGGCGGGAGCTTCACCCTCATCGTCTCGCCGACGTTCAACGTCACGTCCTCGGTGCCTACGTACGCACTGCCCGGCCTCGAACTCATCGTGGCCAACACGGTCGGCGTCGGGACGAACGATGTCTCGACGGTCCAGACCTTCAACCCCGGTGGAGTGGAGCCTGCCAACGGCGACTTCTACTTCATCTCGTACCGCTTCCTGAAGCAGGATTTCACGACCCGGATCTACCAACAGCTCAAGACGATCGAAGCCAGCTTCGGTCGTACGTCGGCTGAGAACCGGGTCACGTTGGGCGCGTACCTCTCGATCCTGAACGGCGCCATCCTCGTGGCGATCAAGCAGGTTCTGAAAATCCCCAACACGAACCAGGCTTCGGCCGCGAACTTCACGACGGCGATTGCCGAACTCGCGACGCCGCTCCCCGGCAACGTGCGCCCGGACATCATCGTCCCCCTCGCGACCGACACAGCGGTCTACTCGTTCCTCACGAACCACTGCGAAGTCCAGTCGAACATCCGTAACCAGTCGGAGCGTATGGGCATGGTTGGGTTCGCCTCGGGAACGACCCCAACCTCCGCGCAGACCATCGCGCGGGGTCTCGCCTCGAACCGCATCGTGGCCTTCTACCCGGACTCGGCGGTCATCACACTCACCGACGAACTCGGCCAGAACTTCGAGGCCCTCGTGGACGGGTCGTTCTTCGCCGCCGCCGCTTCCGGTGCCGTGGTCTCCCCCTCCGTGGACGTGGCCACCCCGTACACCCGGCGCCGCATCCAGGGCTTCACCCGGATCCCGCGCTCGCTCGACCCCGTCGAGGCAAACCAGACGGCCGTCGCGGGCGTCACGCTCCTCGAAGACCTCCAGCCGATCATCCGCATCCGTCAGGGTTTCACGACCAAGATGGATTCGATCCTCACGAGGCTCCCGACGGTCACCCAGATCGCCGACTTCGTGCAGCAGCAGTCCCGCCTGATCCTCGACTCCTTCGTGGGTACCAAGTTCCTCGCGAACCGGACCAACGAAGTCGAGGTCTCGATGACCGCGTTGCTGAAGCAGCTCATCCAGGCCGAGGTCATCGGCGCCTTCAACGGCGTCGCAGCAGAAGTCGATCCAGACGACCCCACGGTCCTCCGGTTCGAGGCATTCTATCAACCCATATTCCCTCTACTCTACCTTGTGCTCACATTCAATCTTCGAGCGCGGATTTGACCGGCCCAAGATAACGTAGAGCAAAGGGAACATTGGCGCGCCTCCAGTTCCGAGCGTAAGCTCAGGGACTGGAGGCGTTTTCATGTCCGACGACTTGGCCGAATGCCGCATAGGCGATGTTCGAGTCGTCGGGGAGGAAGTAGTCATGCCCTTCTACGCGCACATCACGCAGGCAGGGACGGGCTGCGACTACTCGATCGCTTGCGGGGAGAAGTTCATCGCCATCTACGGCGCCAAGACCCTGGAAGAGGCGAAGGCGAAGATCCTCGATACGGAGGATGGGTATGGGAGCCGGTACCGCTTGGAGCCGGGCTCTGAGGGGACCATCGGGTCGATCACGATCTACGAGTGCAGTGCGCCCGTCGAGGTCGACCTTGAGGCAGCACGTGCGGAGCTGAAACGGCAGGACGACGAAGAGGCTGCACGCAAGGTCGAGGAGAAAGAGCGGGTGGACTTCGCGCGCCTCCAGGCGAAGTACGGGAGGGCCTAGCCGACCTGCGGTGTAACGACGCGGGATGGGCCTCGATATCTCAAGCCATGTGGTTCTGGGCGTTCGCGTCGCGAGGCGCGAACTGATTCAACAGACCGTTCTCCCCTTGCAGTGCGCAAAAGGCCACCCCCGCCCGTCCGCGGAGATGGCCTTTTGCCCGCAGGACGGGACATCCTTCGCAGAACGGACCGTTGAAGGCCCGACGCCCCCGGTGGCGGCCTACTTGGCTGCCCGGGGCTTTGAGGAGCATGGGGTCGAGGCACTCTACGATGTCTGGCAAGGGAGCGAGTTTGGAGTGCGCCCGATCAACACGATCCAGCCGGTTCGTGGGCCGGATGTGGAGTACGCGTTCGGGGTCTGCCTTGCCAAGACGCAAAGCCACCGTTCAAACGCGAACCCGTACACGACGACCCTGACGGGCATTGAAGAGGCAACGGCAAGGGTGCTTGCGGAGGCGGCCTTGCTGGGCCTCGAAGGGCGCCCCGCGGAGCTATTTCTCTGCGTTTACTTCTCTGCGTGAGGATCTCGTGTCTGGACCCACGACCCTGAAAGAGCTTGCAACGCAGCATCAAGTGCCTGAGTGCCCGCTGTGCAAGCGCCCGAACCTACGACCCTCGGATCATCATGTGATCCCTCGATGTCGCGGTGGAGAGGAGACTCTCAGCATCTGTTCGAGCTGTCATGGCGCGATCCATAAGACATTCACGAACAAGGAGCTTGAGAGACAGTACAACACGGTCGAGGCTCTCATGGCGCATGAAGGCTTCGTGAAGATCATCCGTTTCATTGCCAAGCAAGACCCCGGGGGGCGGGTGAGGACCGAGCTGGCTCGAAGCCAGCGGCGCCGAGGTAGGAATGGGTGATGGAACGATACGGGCTTTACGATGTGGAATCTGGTTGCCGTTTGCGTGATGCAACGGCGGACGAGTACCGCCAGTACAAGCAGGCGACGGGTGGGTATTACACGATGAAGTACGGTCTATGCGACGTGCGGCGCGAGGTGGTACCCCCGCCGATCCCTGATCCTTCCGATGCGATTCCCAGGTTTGTGTGGTTCGATTCGATACCACCGCCAGGGAAGAAGCCATGATCGACGTTCGGTTCGTCATCGACCTGGAAGTGCTCTTGACGAAGGCCATGTCCGCGCTGCCGCAGCGCGGCGACTTCATCGTCTTGCACAAAGAGACGACAGAGACGCAGTACAGAGTGCAGGCCGTCTCTTGGTACTTTGGGCCGGATAGCAAGCTCCGCGGCGGAGGTGACTTCGTTGAGGTAGGGCTGAAGCCCGCGAAGTTAGTACGGAAAAAGCGGGTCGCCTAGCCGTTATCCACCTTTGCTGGCACTCTGAAAGGAGGCCAGCAAATGAACCAGTCGAGCGCGCTAGCGTTGGTCTCGAAGTACCGCAGCGCGATCTGGGATGAGTGGCGGCGCATCCGAGAGAAGACGGCGTCCACGGACCTCGTCGCCGTGCTCAGGGTCGAAGAGGATGACGCGGATGAGGCGTCGGTCCTCATCATGACGCGCGCGCAGCTCTTGAAACATCTCCACAATGAGATCCCCGACACCATCAAGACGCCGGCGGGGAGCGCCTCCCCCGCGGTTCCGAATGTATCCGCGCTCTGGGTCTTCGTCCTACGAAAGGGAGAGACGGGGCTTTGCCTTCGGATGACGGAGTCGAAGCTCGTCAAGGGTGGGGAGGCTTAGTCGGCTTCGCGGCGACTACAGGCGCCGTGGAGTGTGCCCGGTGCTCGTTCCAGTTGTCCGTGTAGGACTTGGCCATATCGCGCTGGTCTCGGATGAAGAGGCAGTTCTCGGCGTTGGACTTCTCGGCGGCGTTGGTGAAGTTGAACGACCCTGTCTCGACGCTGGCCCCGTCCACGATGATGACCTTGTCGTGGGCGATGGCGTGCTTGCTATCGATGAAGGTCGAGACGTCCCCGTCTTGCAACGTCTTCAACTGAGAGGACCTCGCGGTGACGTTGCTCTTGTCGAGAAGGACCACCACGTCCACGCCTCGCTCGCGGGCCTTCACCAAGGCACCGGCGATGGGCACGGACGTGAAGCTGTAGGCCTGGACCCGGACGCTCTTCTTCGCTGACCCGATGAAATCCTCGACACCCTCGGTGCAGTCGCCTTTGGGGGAGAACCGCACGTCCATCACGGGGGCGGGGGCGCAGAGGGTCTCGGGGCCTTTGGCCGCAACCTTGTTGCGTAGCTCGGGATCCGGCTTCATCTGCGGGCGGGGTGGGGACGGGTCTTCGGGGGGCGCCTCCATCTTAGGCTTCGCAGCCATGGGGGCTGGGTGCGAAGGGGGGCTTCCACATGCCGTGACGAGCAGGAGAGCGACCGCGAGGATTCGATGGTTCATTTTCCACCTTCAGTCGTTCACAAGTAGCTTGACGAAAGTCAGATTCCACATTCTATACTGCTAATTGACCGCGCGCGAGGTGGATGGCCTCGACCAACAGGTCTCGGAGGAGCCATCCATGAAGAACATCTCGATCAAGCGTTGCGAGGGTGAAGAGGTCAAGGCCTACCAGGGGTACATCGAGCCCGAGGATGGCCGATGGCGTCTGTTCCTCGACCACGAGGGGTTCCCGCACCTGCTCGTCCAGGTCACCATCGAGGGCGAGAAGCCTGAAGACCCCCTGATCAAAGGCATGTTCAACATCGAAGGCGTGATGCAGAAGGGCACGACTATCAAAGACGTGATGCTCTCGACGTTCGGTGGGCACGTCGATCCCGAAACGCTCGACGAGGACGATTTCAAGGATCCCGCCTTCGACTTCGGGCCTGGGCCGCACGACTTCGGCGGCGTTTAGTCACCTATCAGGGAGCGCTGGGAGGAGGCGTTCCCTATGTCGTGCGCATGCTGTCTCGATCCGTGTGCGTGCAACGCGGTATCCTCGGAGTTCCCGAAGAAGGTCATTGCGGACTACTTCATGTACGTCGGCACGACGGGCATTGTGTTCGTCACGGGGCTTCCGGCGACGCAGTTCGCCAACCTCGTCAATGTCTTCGACCCCACCCACGAGCGAATAGCCCAGTGGCATGCTGCGTCCGATCTCGCGGACATGGGGATCATCGACGGGCAGACCTTCCGCTTCATGCGGGAGGCCATTCCGTGGTCTGTCGCAGAGACTGCGGCCTTCATTGGCGTACCGGACAGCACGGTGAACCTGTGGGAGTCGAACGTCCAGACCATCTCTAGGGATATCTGGATTGCGATGGCGCAGCAGGTTCGGGAGCGCGCGCAGGATTACGGACCCTCGGGTCCCCTTGCGTTCAACCCACCTGATCTGCGCCCGCGCACCATACGGATCTTCACGCCGGTCTCAGGCTACCCGTACTGAAGAGCCGAGCAGGGACAGCGCCTCTTCGTAGCTCTCTTTGATACGGATGAAGTCGTGATGGTTGCCGCCGCGATCGGGATGCGCTTCAAGGGCGACCCGACGCCAGGCGGCCTTCAGATCCTTCTCGGTGAAGGGCCACTGGAGCCCCAAGTCGTCGATGTGCAAGCAGCGGCGAAGCACCTTCCCGAAGAGGATGCGTTCTCTTCGGGTAGGTTGACAGATCATCTCCGCCATGCGGTCGAACCAAAACCCTTGGTCTTCCAGGATCTCGGCGTAGACCTCCTTGGAGGCATCGTCGAGATCGCTAGGCCCGTCCCCATGAATCTCTTCTTGGAGCGCGTCCCACTTCTGCTCGGTGGCGGTCCACCAGGCCACTCGTCCGAGAGCGCCCCCAAGGCAGCAAAGACGCATGGCGCCACCCGGCCGCCAGATGGTTTGCTGACGCGGGGTCCCACTTGCACCGGTCCTCGCCGAGACCACGAAGACGGGGGTGATGCTGACGATCTGCTGCCCTAGGTGTGTGCAGACGAGCGTGGCTTCAGACACGACACCGTGCGTCTTTTTCTTCCAGCGCAGATACATCGAACCTCACAACGCTCAAAAACGGGGTGTATCTTGAAAAGGGTGGGGCGCCGTATCCCGAATCTACTTCATGAGAAGGCACTGGTCCTAGCGCCCGAGGGGCAGCCCTTTATTCTACCCTCGGGGAAGACATCGAATCTCTACGTGGATATGAAGCGGGTGCTCCTCAACGGGGGTGGACTCTACACGGTGGTTCAACGTCTTCATCACCATCTCCGATCCGTGGAGACGAAGTTCGTAGCGGGCGTAGCGCTCGGGGGCTACCCGTTGGCGACTGGGGTGTCTCTCTTCTCCTACGCTTTGGCAAAAGAGGCGCACCGCCAAGTCCCCGTCTACGACGTTCTCTACGTTCGGAAGGAGGCGCACGGTATGGGGCAGCTTGTAGAGGGCACGTTCGAGCCAGGGGACACGGTCGCGCTCCTCGAAGACGTGGTGACGACGGGGGCGTCAAGCTTGCGGGCGATCGACGCGCTTCGGGCCGCCGGGCTGGTGGTGGTGCACGTCTTCGCTGTCCTGGACCGGGAAGACGGTGGGGCAGAAGCGTTGGAGGCCGCGGGTGTGCCTTTCGAGGCCCTGGCGTATATCTCCGATCTTCACCCCTAAGCCCAGCGCTTGTTTCTATCGCCCACACTTGGTGTGGACCGCCTTGGGACCAAAGACACGTACGAGAGCCAGGAGAGCGAGGCCGAGCGCCTTGTGCGCCCTGCTCCTAAACTGAAGCCCTCGCGTCGTGATAAGCGGCGTGAACTGGTGAAGGAGAAGGACGAGGATCTCGACGGCGATGACGGGGACGACAAGGATCTCACCCTCAACAAGAAGTACATTGGGGGGAGCGACACTTCGCGCGTCGTCGCGTACCGCTTCTTTATCCGCACGGCCAAGGATCGGATCAAGGTCATTCGGAAGGAGGACGGCAAGACCGTCCTCGTGTCCGAGAAGACGCTCAAGGAGAAGCCCTCGGAGTACGAGGTCCCCGAAGAGGGGCTCGAAGATGCTCCGCCCGGCGTCGGCCCCCTCGTCGCCGAGAGAGCGCGCAAGCTCCTCCAGAAGGCGGAGAAGGACGACCGCATCAAGTCCTACCTCAAGGACATCGCGAACCCTGAGCGCCTAGGGCAGGTCCCAGGGAAGAAGGAACTCCCGAAGCCCGTTGCCGATGTGCTCGGACTGAAGTCCTTCGGTGAGGCTCGCGACATCGCCAAGGCGATGGGCGCCGTCCAGGACTGGGACAAGGCGCAAGACAAGGAAAAGGGTAAGGGCAAGGGTAAGGGCAAGAAGATACCGCGGGACGAAGAGCCCGAGGAGCCTGCGAAGCCGGCAGCAAAGGCTCCCAAGGTCGAGCAGCCTGAGGGAGCGGAAGAGCAGCCCAAGGCCAAAGCACCCCCTGCAAAGGAGCCCGAGGAGGAGAGCCCGAAGGAGGCCCCCGAGGGCGAGGCGCCGAAGAAGGAGAAGTCCAAGGGTAAAAAGCCCTCGAAGCCCAAGGTCGACACCGACGAGGTCGATAAGGGCTGGGACTCCGCGGAGGAAGCTGCTCCTCGGACGCAGTTCCTCAACGAGCACGAGGAGGATTTCCACGACTTCCTTCGGGCGTTGCCCACGGGGTCAGAGGGCGACGGCGGACAGCCGCTCGTCCTCGACGACCACACGAAGAAGCTCGTCACCTTCGACCAGGTGTCGCCCGCGCAGGCGAAGAGGGTTTTCGAGCGCTTCAAGGCGAACATCGACGCACAGACGAACGCCAAGGCGCTGCGGGATGCGCTCCCGAACGATCGTCTGCGGCATGATCTCTACAAGGCATTCGTCGAAGGGGACAAGAAGAACCCTTTCTCCAAGGCCATTGCAGAAGCCACCACGAAGACCAGAGACCTCGGTGAGCAGTTCAACGAAGAGGACGCGCGCATCGACCGCGTCCTCCCCCAACTGAAGGGCAAGCTCCCCAAAGGTATCGAGACGCTGGCACAGCTTCGCGCGGCGGTGAACGGGGACAAGTCCCTCTTCGAGATGGACAAGGACCGAACGGCTTTACGTGAGGACATTGCCAAGCAGCAGAGCGATGAGGGCGTCAAAGCTCTCCTTCAGGACTTGTCGAACCCCTCCTCGAACGCAGCGGCGGCGCTCAAGGACAGGAAGCTCGATGATCCGGTCGTATCGAAGGACCCCGAGGGCAAGGAGATCAATGCCTTCCCGGGCTTAAAGCTCCCCGAGGGCACGACGATCGGCGACGTGGTCGAGGCCGCCAAGAAGCTGCACCCCGAGATCAAGCCGCTAAAGCGACGCCCCTTCACCAAGAAGGATGTCGCTGCCGAGTACCATCGCATCTTCAGTGTCACACCGTCCTACAAGATGGACCCCGAGACCCTCGCGGCGCTCGCCTCGTTCGAGGAGCTGCACCCTGATGATATCGGCCCAGCCTACGAAGCCTTCCTGAATGCCAAGAGTGCCAAGGGGACGCTATCGGACGATCTCTCGGTCGGGTCGAAGTTCTACGAGACGGACCCCGCCAAGGTCCGCCCGCCTGCGAAGTGGGTAGTGAAGGGGAAGGAAGTCCCGTTCGAGAAGCTCTCCCCGGAGCAACAGTCCCACGCGATGGCGGAGCATCGCGTCCAGACCGTGGCTTTGAGCCATGCAATGCGCGCGCGTGCAAGCACGACCCTGAAGAAGATGGGCGCGCCGGAGGGGCTCGTGTCCGCCGTCACGCCCAGGTTGTTCGCCAACCCCAAGACGACGGATTGGGACGCGGTGAAGTTGGAGGCGGATACCAGGTTCCGCACGGCCTTGGAAGAACCCCAAGAGCGGATGCCGGACGTCAAGATGCGGAAGCTCTTGGACACCCTCAAGGATGCACCCGCCGCGAGGCGTCTTGCGGTATCGCAGCTTCAAGCGGCCGACTACCAGAAGGCCCTTGCCGATATCGACAAGGAGAGCTTGGACGAGCACACCAGCTCCCCGGACGATATTGCCAAAACAATAGCTCGGGTGTGTGAGGACGTACGTGGCAGGTCCAAGGATTACGGACCGGATGCCCTCCAGGATACCCCCATGCTCGTCCGAGGGCGGGTCTTAGAGAAGCTTGACGCGGTGAACCCGGAGAAGGCAGCGCAGGTCCGGGAAGCCCTCAAAAGCCACCTGGAAGACGACCATTCGCAGGCGATGAAGCAGTACGAGGCGATGAAGGCCCAGCACGAGAAGTCGAGCAACCCGTACCGCTCGGCCCCCCTGCCGGACGAGCCGCGCCCGCCTATTGGGTCAGGCAGCACGGCTTCGGGGACCACGATGATGAACGAGTTCCGCAAGCGACTTGCAGGCAAATCCTTTTATCCGAAGGGTCGTTCGATGGAGTCCATCAACAAAGCTGCGATCTACCATGGCGTCGAGCCCTACCCGGCTGGGCATGAGGGCTTCGCCCCCTCTCAGGGGTGGACACAGGCGCAACAGCGCGACCTCGGCGAGAAGGACTTCGAAGGTATCGTGGCCTCGGCCAAGAAATGGCTGAAGACCCCATTCCTATCGGCCTCCGTCGAAGGGCTGCCTACAAGGGACATTGCTCGGGCAGCCCTCGACCTGGCCCTCAAGACGTTCGGGGGAGGGCGCTACGACGCATCACTATCGCCCCCAGCCTACGAGGTTGTCCTGAGCCGTATTGCTGGACGCGCAGGAACCGCAAGTTCCTCAACTTCTCCTTATGGGAGTACGACGTTCGAGGAGATCGCACACATGAAGGCCGCCACGCAGATCCGTTCCTACGCCGCGAAGATCGCTTCCACGCATCCGGAAATCGCCTACGACCTGATCGATCTCTCCACCAAGCTCGCAGCGGAGGAGAAGGACGAGAAGGAGCAGGCGGACAAGAAGGACGACAAGAAGGACGACAAGAAGGATGACAAGGGAGGCAAGCCGGCCTTCCCGGGCGCTGCTCCGCCCTTCGGTAAGAAGGATGCTCAGGATCAGGGTCAGCAGGATCAGGGTCAGCAGGATCAGGGTCAGAAGGGTCAGGAGCAGCAAAAGCAGGCTTCCGCGTACAACACCCTTCGCGCAGCCGTCATCCGCACGGCGGCCACGAACCCGGCTCTTCGTCAGTATTTCTACCCCGTGCTTCAGGTCATCAAGCAACTCGGGTGAGACATACCTGTCTCTGATCCCACAGGCACAACACTAAGCCCAGGAGACGACGATGAAGTTCAAGTTTGCGGCCGAAGAGGCCAACCGGACGCTTTCCCGTCTGGACAAGTTGGCGGCGGACATCCAGGCGAACTACAAGGCGTGGGGTATGCCTTTCGAGGACGCCCGCAACTTCGTGAACGCCCTCGACAAGACAGCAGACGAGGTCGAAGTCGCGTCCTTCGGCGAGAAGTCGTTCGAAGAGCGCCAGGCCGAGACCATCACGAAGATGGCGAAGGTCATCGGACGTGACGCCGACGAGTCGTACATGGATACGTTCAACTCGCCCACCAGGCCGTTGCAGACGGACGGAGACGAGCCGTACATGAAGGCTTACGCCGACGATCAGTCCATGGCCGTTCAGTCGGGCAAGTCCACGACGGGCCGTCCTCTCGCTCCCTGAACTGTCCTCTCAACTGTTCTTGTTGAGAGGTACCCCCGCTCGACAGTGGAGGTAACGTGGGGACCGACTATCAGGCGTTGGCGAGGGACTTCAAGATCGGAGACGTTGTCCACAGGGCGTTCCCCACGTGGGTCGCAATGTCTCCGTTCGTAGGCCGTATCACGTCAGTGTTCCCAGGCATTGGGTGCTGTGACGTGCAGTGGCCCTACGGAAACGAGCGCGTCCCGGTGGATGAGATCGTTCGATCAAATCCGGGCTTCCTGCCCTACCTCCCTCCGACACTCGATCAGTCGTTTCAGACGCTCGAAGTGTTGAAGGCTAGGCAGGCAGCGACTTCGGTTTGGCGCACGACGAGCCTCCCGCAAGGCTTTCATCTCGACATGGCGAGGCTCTGGGCACGGCAGGCGTCGGAGGTTGCGGCCTACGACGAGCTTTGGCGCCGCTATGCCAACGTCGCAGCGGACGACGCGATTCGTGACGAGGTCGACAAGTTCTACACGGTCGGGCGCAACCTCCCGATCGTGCTCATCCAGGCTGCCGCCCGGACGAAGTCCGCGGCTTACTGGGTTGCACAGAACCGTCAGTACCGCGCGACGAAGGAAGAGTTCTCGGCGCGTAAGCCTGGCTGCCCTCGGTGTTCGACCACCATGCGGCGGACGACCTACAAGATGAAGGAAGGCGCGAAGCATCGGCTATTCGGCTGCCCTCGATGCCTCTTCCTCATCAAAACCAACGACCTGTTGGCCCCTGACGGCGCTGCCGTCGAGTGGTGAGGAGAACGGGATGGCATTCGTAAAGCACGGGGCTGCTGTGCCCGCGAAGATGGTCGATATGGCATCCCTGATCAACTCGATCGGTCCTGGGTCCCGGGTGAAGCTCGGGGCCAGGGCGGGGACGGTCAGTAGCGTGTCGGGCACGAAGGCGTCGCTTGTCTTCGATGAGGACCAGGCCGAAGTCGAGGCGTCTCTGTCCTCGCTGACAAGGATCTGAGATGGCGTTCCTCAAGTTCGCAAACGCAAAGGTATCACACTCGGACGTGACGTTCTCCGGGTGGGAGGACTTGCACGCGAAGAGTGGACACAAGTCGAAGCAGGCGTCCTCGAAGGTTGTATTCAAGGACTACGATCCGAAGGACTACCTCCTCACGCACTGCTCGATCGTCGCCTCTGTCGATACGGAGGACGGCCCCGGCCCTCTAGGCAAGCACCTGGTGGATGGCTTCCAGGTCGATCGCCAGTTCTCGGACTACTACGTCACGAGCAACACGATCCCCTGGGTCAACAACAACAACGATGCGTTCGAGCGAAGGATTCTCCTCGCGACGTACCGCACGTTCGTGGGTTCGTACAACTACGTCGAGCACCTTCAGATCCCGGCCCTCTCGAAGGGCAAGATCATCGACGCAGCGGCCAGGGACATCGGCGACTCGATCTACGTAGACATCCTGGTCGCTACAGAGCGCAAGCACCGTCCCCTCATCGCGGCCATAACGAGCGGTCAGCTTCAGACGCTCAGCATGGGCTGCTCAGTGTCCTATACGACCTGCACCAAGTGCGGCAACGTCGCGCTCGACGAGTCCCAGCTATGCGCGCACATTCGGTACTTCAAGGGCAGCGAGTTCTACGACGACTTCGGCAAGAAGCGGAAGATCGCCGAGCTTTGCTTCCCGGCGGGTACACGGATAACAAGTGGGGATGGGCGCCCTGTCGCAATTGACGACCTCCAGATTGGTGACTCTGTATTCACGCACTTAGGTCGCCGCCGGGAGGTTACTGAAAAGTTTGAACGTCACTACGAAGGAGACGTTGTTACACTCTCGGTCGTTGGCCACCCGTATACGACCTTCAAGTCTACCCCTGGGCATCCTTATTATGTATTGAGCCCTCGTGATACCTGTGCTTGCGGGTGTGGTGCCTCTCTCACTACAAGGAAGACTTTCTCACACCAAGAGTATCTCCGATCCTATGCCCCTGGGCATAACCCCACGGTTCAGGGCATTCATACGCTAAAGCCACAGGCTTTCAATTTTAGGGATGCCAAGGATATTAGGGTCGGTGATCAACTTCTCCTGCCCATCCCTACCGAGGTTCGACAACCAGTCGATGTGGATACGGATCGAGCCTACCTTCTAGGTTGGTTCCTCGCAGAGGGTAGTTTTGAGAAAGTGCAGGGGAAACATACGAAAGTGTGTTTTACCCTCAATGCGGAAGATGAGAAAGAGGTCGCAACAACAATATCGAACCTTCTTGCCAAGTGCTTCCCCCCTGAGACTCCGCATCGTCGTCTGTCTAGTACCCCTGGTAAGTCGCTGATCCGTCAAGGCATCGAGTCCCTGACAAATATCACGGATAAGATCCTAAAGGCTTTAGCGGCTGGAGAGGTTCTGTCTTCTGATGTGAGGGGTGCCACCAAGGAAACTATCAGCGTTATTCTCAATAGGTACAAGGCTAAGGGTCTGGTCAGTTCTAGGCCCTTGCGTGCAGGAGAGCGTGCTGAGATCCGCGGACGTGCCCGTTCGAGGGCTTGTGTCTGGACGTGGGTAGGAAACGAAGCACCTGTATCACTTCTCAGTGATCGACAAGGTAAAGACCATTGGCGGACACACCCCCTTGCAAACGAAACAGAGATGATGCCTCGCATTTATCTCTACCCTCGTTTGGAAGGTGGTGAGAAACTGACGGTCGTTTACCGGAACGACCGCGCCGCAGCATGGTTCCTAAACCACGCGGGGGAATACGCTGGGAGCAAGCATCTATCCAGTGACGCAGTCCTATGGCCTAAACCGTTGCAAACCGAGTTACTAAGAGGCTACTTCCACGGGGACGGTAGTGCTGATAAGTTCGGTCGGCATAGTGTGTCGTCCGTGTCTGACGCGCTCATCACCCAGATGCAGTTGGTTGCGACACGCTGTGGTTTCTGGACTAGACGCCAGATCATCTTCGAGGGGAAGGCCACCTCCATCGAAGCCATGGTTGCGAATGGTGAACCTCTCGTCGTTGGGTATGATGGATGTCGGCCCCGGCATGAACTGCATTTGCAACCTTCGAATGAAGCCACCGAGACATTTGCATTCGAGAAGGCCACTTCTCATGTAAGGGGGCTCGAACCTAAGTGGCGTCAACATGACGGTTACCTTCTATACAGGGTAAGTCGTGTTGGCCTCGAACACTTCTCAGGCCCTGTCTACAATATATCTGTCGATGAGGACGAGTCCTATCTAGTCAACGGGCTCGCAGTTCATAACTGCGGGCACCACTCGGATCCCGAGAGCGTCAAGTTCATCGAGGCATCGTGGGTTGCCAACCCTGCCTTCCGTGGCGCCGTCCTGCGAAGCATCCTCTCGCAGGAGGAGACCGAGAAGGTTGCGGGGCTGATCCATTCCGGACTCAATGCCTCCGGCCCTCAGATCGATCACACGCTCGTGCAGAAGGCGGCCAGTGCAGCGGCCTTCAGCGTCGCTTCCGCGGAGTGGTCCCGTAAGGGCGAAGGCCAGTTCGACTTCGGCGACCTCGGCGGGCAGGGCGGCGGCGGGCAGGGCGGCGGTGACTCCAAGAAGGACGACACCAAGAAGGACGACCCGCTCGAAAAGCTCGTCGGTGATCTCGCGGACAACATCCGTGAGCGTGCCCTGAAGAAGATCCGCGAGGAGATGGGCAAGGACGAGGCGAAGAAGGTCGACAACCTCGACCTCAACTCTCAGAACGAGAGCCTCATCAAGTCTGCCATGGCCTACCCGGCTTGGCGTGGGATTGCCCGGTCTGTCCTCAAGATCGCAGGTTCCCCGAAGGCAGCACGTCAGATTCTTCTTGGCCTCATGCTTCACCGCACCGGTGGTTGGCAGGCCGTGGAGAAGGCAAAACTCTCTGGCCATGAGATCCTGGCCGTATCGAGGATCTTGGATCTTGCCATGCGCAAGACCGCAATGGCCGGTGAGGGTCGTCTCTACAGGACTGTAGTTGCGAGCAGAGGGGTTCGGTCTCATCCCTCGGAAACCAAGTACCTGGATACCTGTCGTCAGGCCATGGGAAGGGACATCACGGACCATGAGAAAAGGTTCCTGATCGCAAAGGGACGACTATTCTCGATGGGTTTGTGACGATTGTTTCTATAACGATTCAGATGCGAGGAAAGGACCCCGGAAAATGCGCGTGCGCACCACTTGGAACGAGGAGGCCATCGCAAAGCGAGCCTCAATGGGCAAGCAAGCCGATCCGTACCTCATGAACCAGGACCATGTGAAGGTTCAACCGAAGGTTGATGCCTACGCGAATGGGGACCCCTCTTCCTGGGCTGAGGACGTGAACGAAGAGAACCGCTGGGAGGCTGAGTATTCTGGCGGGCAAACATCCCGGAACGAAATCGGGATGCCGGAGCTTCGCAAGGAGACCTTCAACCACCCCGAGAAGACTGCGGCCATGGATGAGGCATTCCTGATGAAGAAGGCCGATCTCGCGACGCGCGTCGCTCGGATCATGCTCGGCAAGACGGCGGCGGATGGCGCGGTCGAGGATCAAGCCCTCGCGCTCATGTACGTCCCGGACACCTCGCTCATCGAGACGTTCACGCGTCTCGCGTCCGAGCAGGGCGAGCAGCAGGAGCAGCAGCAGTCCCAGAGCCAGGAAGAGGAGCAGCAGCAGAAGCAGGCTGCCGCCAAGAAGGCTCAGGACGAGCAGCAGGCTCAGGGGCAGGAGCAGGCTCAGGGGCAGGCTCAGGAGCAGCAGAAGAAGCAAGCGGCCCAGGAATGCATCGCTCGGCTTCAGCGTGCCGTGCAGGCGGGTGACCTCACGCAGGTCAACGCGGCTGTTCAGCAGTTGATCGCTCAGCAGCAGATGCCGCAGCAGGCCGGACAGCAGATGACCCAGCAGAGCCAGGACCAGATCCAGGCGGCGGTCATGGGCATGGTCCAGCAGGCGCTTCAGCAGGGTCAGCAGGGTCAGCAGCAGATGCCCCAGCAGGGTCAGCAGCAGATGCCTCAGCAGGGTCAGCAGCAGATGCCCCAGCAGGGTCAGCAGCAGATGCCCCAGCAGGGCCAGCAGATGATGCAACAGGGTCAGATGACGGACGATCTCCTTCTCGACGAGATGCTCGGTGGCCAAGGCCAGATGGGCGTCAACGAGATGGACATCGAGCTGGAATCCCCCTCGATGGATGTTGGTGAAGTCGACCTCGGCCCCGAGGACGAAGTTCTCCGCAGCCTCTTCGCCAACGGCGAAGCGCAGGATGCCCAGCAGGCGCAGCAGGCCGAGCAGGGGAAGCAGGCGGCCTTCGTCAGCCGTACCGCCGCAACGCGTACGGTCGGCACCCGTCCCACGGTCGGCATCTCTCGTATCGGCGGGTCCGTCGGTATGCAGGGTTCCGCACCCCCCGTTCAAGAGGTCGAGAAGCTCGCGGCCCTCTGGACTTCAGCCCCGGATGTCAAAGACGTCTTCGGGATGAGGTGAAGTTCCGGAGAGGGCGTCCTAGTGGCCCCCTCTCCAAAAACCAACGCCTGGATTGGCGCCGAGATCGAATGTGTATTGGTAAGCACCCCAGCATTTAAGGAGACTGAACATGGCTCTTTCGCCCCTCGGCGGCCAAAGCTCGGGTGACTTCAGGGAGACATCCGCTCGCGTACAAATCTTCCACGTCGTCACCCGCAACAGCGTGGGTGTCCTGACGCCGGACGCGTTCACGCAGGCGAACCCCCCGATTGTCACCGCAGGCGCCAACAAATCCACGACGCTCGCAGGCATCACCAAGGCCGGCGTCCTCGGAGGCAGCGTTGCCTTCACACGCTACGATTACGGCAACGGCTGGATCGGTGGCCCGATCCAGATCGCATCAGCGTATGACGCGAAGATCCGACCGCTCGGCATCTTCATCAACGACGCCCTCGGCAACGCGTTTGAGAACACGCCTGGCGTGGCTTCCGGACGCGGACCCTACGTGTGTGGCTCGGGCTCCGTCCTCGGGGTCGCGGTCTACGAGACGAAGATCCAGATCGGCGCCTCCACGGCGCTGACGTACTCGTCGGGCGATCTCGTGTACGCGTCGGTCAACGGTCTCCTCACGAACCGTGTCCAGGACGCATACGAGTACAACGTCTCGGGTCAGAACCAGGTCTACTTCCCGGCTGTCATGGGAGTGGTCAAGGTCGCCCCGGATGCAAACAACGCTCTTCTGGTCATCGACCTGAGGGTGTGACCTAGCCCGTAACCAGGTAACCCAAGAAAGCAAAGGGCAAAAGTCATGTTCCCTACGATGGCAATGCAGACCCAGCAGGTCTCCAACGAGGTGAAGCAAAAGATCATCTCGGAGTACATCAAGACGGCCGCCGGCCGCGCGAAGCTCGCTGCTTCGATGATCCAGCCGCTCCGCCTCCGCCGTGACTACACGGCAGTCGGCCGCAAGACGTTCCTCGTCGAGCAGCTTCCGGACGGCGCTCTTCCCATCTACGACAAGGATCCGGATGTTACGGCCTTTGTCGTCGGCGAAGAAGGCGAGAACATCCTCGCGATCCAGAAGCCGCGCCGCGTGATCTTCCCGCTGTTCGAGGTCGCCTCGAACCCGGAGATCCCGCTCACGCAGATCAAGGAGCGTCGCTTCGACCTCATCGAGCGCAGCCAGGACCTCGCGAAGGCGCAGATCCAGGCGGCGGAAGATGAGCGCGTGTTCGCGGTCCTCGACAGCATCGCTGTCTCGGGCTTCGACACCCTCCCTGGCCAGACGAACCCGGACGTGGCCGTCGTCGCCCCGATCTCGCCCAGCGTCCTCGCGGATGCCTTCGCCGAGATCGAGCGTCACGACCTCAGGGTTGCTCGCATCTACATGAACGCTGTCGACTACGCGGACATCCGCAAGTTCGGCCGCGACATCCTCGACATCGAGTCGCAGGCGACCCTCCTCAAGACGGGCCTCCAGGCCGTCCTCTGGGGCGCGCAGATCATCACGAGCCGCCTCGTGCCGGTCGGCTTCGTGTACGTGTGTTGCGAGCCCGAGAACTTCGGTCGCTTCCCCGTGCGCACTGAGCTGACGGTGCTCTCGGCGGACGACGCGAAGGCGCGCACGATCGGCTTCTCGTGCTTTGAAAATGTCGGCGTCGGGGCCTTCAACCCCCGTGGCCTCACCCGCATGGTCGTCCAGCGCTTCTGATAGAAGCCTGGAATTTGCGCTGAATTAGCGCGAATCACGAAGGGCTGGCTCCGAAAGGAGTCGGCCCTTTGGCGTTCCATAGTGGAGCATTAACGCATTTACTGAGCACGAGAGCCCGATGTTGAGCGAGGCCGTGGGGTGCCCTCGGGAAGGATCTGCGCTACGACGGATGAGTGCGCGCCATCCCTTGCCCCATCTCTCCGAAGGAACTTCGTCGCCTCTACGTGACTCGGAAGCTGACGGACGAAGAGATCGTTGCCCGCCTCGGGGAGGGCGCGACGTTGAAGAGGGTCCGGTCCTGGCGAAAGCGGTTAGGCATCGAGACCATCTCCCCGCTCGACCGTCACAAGGTGACGCCAGTTGAAGGGAAGCTGCGGTCGCTTCTCGTTGGCTCGATGCTCGGTGATGGCCGACTTCATCGGACGCCGAACGGGGCACGCTTCATGGAGAACCACGCCGACGACCAGCGCGAGTACATCGCGTGGAAGGTCAAGCAGTGGGGTCCGTGGGTGAAGGGCGGCTTGAACCCCGTGACGTGGACGAACGACGGAGGCACGTTCCAGGGCTGGCGGTTCCACACGGTCTGCCATCCGTCACTCATCGAGTGGCACGCACGCTTCTACGACGAGACGGGACCCAAGCGCCTTTCACGCGAGGTCATCGACTACGTGGACGACTTCGCCCTTGCCGTTTGGTTCATGGACGATGGCTCCGTTGGTTGGTGGCCGCGCATCACGTTCGGCATGGACGACGTGAGCCAAGCCATGGCTCTCGCGATTTTTGAGCGCTTCGGTTTCGCGCCTCGGTGGCAGATCCACAAGGAGCGGACGGGCGACTTCATCTTCGAGGGCGAAGATCAGGCGGAGCGCTTCCTCGCGCTCGTGAAGCCGCACATGCCGAAGACGATGGAGCGGAAGCTCACACACGGCTTTCAAGGCCCGCACTACCAAATGCGCAAGGCATTGACGCCCGAGGCGCTCCGAGAGTTAGCCTCGAAGGGGGTGCCCATTCGGCGCATGGCTGTCATGCTCGGGCAGACCCCGAGTAGCGTCAACCGCTTCCTTAAGCACTTCGGCATCGAGCACCCGCGTAAGGTTGGGCGTCCGCTGCGCAATGCGGTGTAGTTGCCGGATCATGACCATGAACGAACAGAGCACTGGGGGCACATCGAGGAGCAAAACGCGGGCGATGCACTGGTTTCCGCTCGCCTACGCAACGGATGGTGGCCTCTCAGAGATTCGTTGCCAGGTGTGTGGAGGCCAATGCGGGCATTTGGCGCAGGCATGGGCCGACAACATGAACGAGCGCGTCGTCTACACGGGCAAGAAAAAGGCGGTGTCGGCTACGGAGGCGTCCTACGGATCCGAAGTTGGGTGGATCGCGACATACGAAACCTGCCCTCACGTCATCCGCTTCAGGGTCAAGTTCCACAAGGGTTCGACGTACATCGAGTGGCTGGACGCCACTTCGGAAGCGTTGGACTACGAAGAGGAAATGCCGCGCGGGTGACTTCCCGGTCAGCGAGGGCTGGCTCCGTGAGGAGTCGGCCCTCGTAGCTTTTGTGGTTGCGAACCGCGGTGGCCTCCTCTTTCAAACCCACGCTTCCGTGTGTGAGCATGGAGTCACTAGGGGCATATACAAACCGCGTGCCCACGGAGGGTTGAGACGCTGCATCTACTTCTGACTTTTTGAAGTATGGGTCAGCAGTTACTTGGTATGGGTCAGCAGTTACTTGGTATGGGCCAGCATTTATTGGGCTGGGTGAAGGCTCACCACCATCTGTTTCCCTGGGTGGTCAGCGCGATCTCCGGGCTGATGCAGTTGGTTACGTTCATCTACTATCGGAAGCTCGTCCGAGAGGCTCGGAAGCTCCGAAGCGAGATGGCCACACGAACTGCGACGCAAGCCATGTTGCGACGCTTCGCGAACGAGCTGAATCGTCTGTCAAAGATGCTGATCTTGCAGGACCAGCGCATCGTGGACGTTGAGATTCAGCATGAGGAAATCTCACGCTGGACCGAGACCACAATGCAGACCCCGGCGATCCGAGGGACGATCCCGTTTCCAGCGTTTCGACAGCCGTCGATCCACACGGAAAGCCGAAAGGCGATCTACCCTAGGGAGTTCACGACGCTCATCCCGGATGGCAGCCCTACGCCCTCCGAGGTCGATCTATCGTGGCCCGACGATACGGACCCAGACATCGACGCGACCCGCATCGAGGGCCGGAAGAAACTGCGGCGGTAGTCCACCTTTCGGAAGCGCACTCTCAGGATGACCATCCCCGCGAACGACAGGCGTTGGAAAGCTGCGAGCGTGCCCCACGCTCCCTTCGAGAGCTTCGACATCACCTACGCAGAGCTATCGAACCTCGGGGGCTTCTACCCAACCGAAGGGGATCGGGGCGGCGGCCTCGTTGCGGAGCTGGTTCGGCGCCTTGGGCAGGAGTGGATGGTGGGTGACCCGGAGCGCGCGCGGGACGTGCGCATCGGCACGGTCTACGTGAAGGTCGACCCCGATGGGACGCTCCACCTCGACTTCATCCCGCGGAACCCGGGCGTCCTATGGGACCGCGACCATGGACGGTGGAAGGTGCAGCTCGTGGGCGGGCAGCTTCGTTTCGACGCGGACGGCTACGGGCCTACGCCATAGTTCACCTTTCGGGAGCCGGACTCAAGATGATCATCCCGCCGAGCGACCGCCGTTGGAAGTATGGTGGCTACGACTACAGCGACGCGTGCGCGAACCTCACCGTCCAGATCCGGGAGAAGATGGAGCCCCTCTGGAAGAGGCTTCAGAAGGCGTCCTCTGGTCTGACGGGGTTCAGTCTCCAGTACGGGTACCACTTCAGTAAGGTTTCCGACGCCTTGTCGAAGGCCGCGCCAGCCACCAGCAAGAGTACGTACTACAAGCGCAAGGCGCTTCGTGAAGCCCTTGAGTCGACGGGCGCGTGGCGCACCACTTACGATGCCGTGGCGAGCGCCGACAAAGCCATCTGGAGCTTGAAGGACGGTGTGAAGGAGAGGCAGGCCTCTCTCAGCTACTCTGACCTCGAAGAAATCTACGTCACTCGTGCCATTGAGCGTCTTGGGGCTGCCCATATCGGGCTGGCGGAGGCGAAGGCGCTCCTTGATACAGGCGCCGTGTCTAAGGTGCTGCTCGATGGCTTCGAGAAACTCCAGGCCATGGTGGATGGATCGGAGATGCCCGCCTCCGACAAGAAGGTGCTGAAGAAGCTCGCCACGGTCGCTACGCTGAACGCTACGAAGGAACTTCAGAAGGCCGATCCGGAGATCCATGTCGTACGGGACGAGCTGTCCGCGCTCGTGAGCGGCGCGCAGAAGAAGCTCCAAGGCCCTTTCAGGGACCGATGATGTTGGCTGCGAAGCGTGTCCTTGCCAGGTACCTCGTGGCGAGCTTCGCGGAGGAGCGGGCGCGCATCCTTGCCTGGCTGGACGGCTTCGGTGACCCGCTGACGCTCTTTCGAGCCGTGAGGGTCGAGGACATCCAGAACATCGACTACGACAAGCTTGGGCAGTTTTGGACGCCGGAGAAGGCAGCGGCCCACTCGCCCTACGGTGTCTCGGGCAAAGGGACCGAGGTCATCATCGAGGCGGTGGCCCGGCGTAAGAACGTGGACGAGGTGGCGACGGTAGCCACGTTCCGGCGCTACCCCGACGAGAAAGAGGTACGCATGGAGGCGAGCGCCCCGGTCGTCGTGAAGGGCGTGTACACGCGCGCGGGCTTCGTGCCCGTCCACAGGCAGGGGCGCGTCTAGGCCCTGGTGTAAGACGGGGCGATGCCCATCGCCGCGACCGTGGTCTCTGCCGTCCTCCAGGAACTGACGCGTACCGGCTGCCTCGTGTCCCCTGGCCCTGCGCGTTATGCCGTTCGTCTGGCCCTCACGAACCCGAAGGGGTCGACCACGCTTGTCCTCGACAACGAAGACGTGTTGCACGTGGCGCGGGGTAGGCTCGACCTGGAGACCCCGGTCATGGACATCGTGAGCCCTATGGCCGGACCGGAAGCCGAAGCATGGCGAGCGGCCTCGCTCGAAACCGCTCCGAAGAAGGAAGGCCCTGCCCCCAAGAAGCAAAAGGACATGACCCAACTGGACCTCGTGCTCCTTGCTCGCGAGCACTGCGGAAAGCCAGAGGTCTTCAACCCTACGAAGAGGCCTTCCCCCTGGGACCGACTCTTTGAGGAACAAGCACATCGAATGGCGGACGTCCCTGCTCCCTTGGGCGTCGTCATTGAGGCGGTCGCGCTCAGTGCCCTTGAGCAGTGGGACTCGATCTTCGATAGGGCGCACAAGGATCTCTTCGGGATCGACAAGGGCCTTGCGAACTTCGATGACGCCCTGGACAGCCTCGAAGATGCACGCATGGGATCCGGGACACTTACGAATGCCGCGCTTCGTATTGGTACCCTGCGCGCTAAGATCAAAGGGGGGTCGGGCAGTCGATCCCGATACGCTGTTGGCCGCTTGGAGGTACTGGTACTCGCATTGGAGGCCATCTGGACCGGCGATGACGTCGGAGCGCTCCAACTACTTTCAAGGGTCACCCTAGCGCTACTTCCGACAGACCCCCTATCGCTACTTCCGCAGTGGGTGAAGGCCCCCTGATTACGGTGTAGAAGCGGCCCCATGCATGAAAGCTGGAAGGCCGCCCTCTCCGATGAACTGGCAAAGCCCTACGTCAATGACCTGCTTGACTTCGTTCAGCGCGAACGGGAGAGCCAGACGGTCTTCCCGCCCAAGGGGGAGGTTTTTACGGCCTTGGAGACCCCCTTCGATAGCGTTCGAGTCGTCATCCTAGGCCAGGACCCCTACCATGGCCCCGGGCAGGCGCACGGGCTTAGTTTCTCGGTTAAACCCGGCGTGGTGCTGCCTCCATCCCTGCTCAACATCTACAAGGAACTGAAGTCAGACGTAGGGTTCACTCCTCCCGGACACGGCTGTCTACTAGACTGGGCTCGACAGGGCGTGCTACTGCTGAATGCAACGCTCACGGTTCGAGCGCGTGAGGCCGGATCCCACCAAGGCAAGGGCTGGGAGACCCTCACCGATGAGATCATCCGCAAGCTGAGTTCACAGAATAGACCCCTCGTGTTCGTTCTCTGGGGTCGGTATGCGCGCGATAAGAAGGCGCTCATCGACACCAGCAAGCATGTGATTGTCGAGTCGGCACACCCCTCCCCGATGTCTGCAAGCAGCGGGTTCTTTGGGAGCAAGCCTTTCTCAAAGGTCAATACGGCCCTCGTTTCCTTCAACGAGAGGCCCATCGACTGGCAGATCGCCCCACTGGAGTAGAATGGCAAGACAGCATCAGGCCGCCCGGGTCATGCAACTTGAGACCGGCCGATCGTATGCGTGGTGCAACCAGATATGCGAGGAGTTCAAGTCCTTCGCATTCATCATCGCCAAGCACTTCGACACCGCCCCCCTCGGGGTGGTGCTCGGCTTGGCCAAACAAGTCATCGTTCAAGAAGTGAGGGATGCTGGCCCGGACATCGATGAAGAGGTTCCGCGCTTTCGGAGTCGGAAGGGCGCTCGTATCGTGACCCTCCCCCTCCCCCCGCAGGACTACGCCGCGGAGGACGTAGAGCACCTCGCCGCGGTGTGAACCCGTCAGGGATGCGACTTTCTCCCGTACGAACCCCGCGCCTGCCGGCATCGTTGCGGTGTAGAGAGACCCCATGAGCATCCACGGGAAGAACGCACGCAAAGAAGGCCGGGCGCCCGCGGTCGCTCTTTGGAACCCACGCTTCCCGTTCAACGTGGGGAGCGCGGTCCGGGCCGCAAGTTGCTTCGGGATCGAGCAGGTGTGGTTCACGGGAGAACGTGTCCAGCTCGCTCTCGACGAGAAAAAGCGCCTTCCCCGTGAGGAGCGGATGAAGGGCTACAAAGAGGTCGAGCTTCGGAACTACGACCACGTATTCGACCAGTACGACCTGACGCAGGTCACGCCCGTCGCGGTCGAGCTGCGGCCCAACGCGGAGTCCCTCCCCGCTTTCGAGCACCCGGAGAACCCCGTCTACTTCTTCGGCCCCGAGGACGGGACGATCCCGCAGTCTGTCCTTCGGCAGTGCCACCGCTTCGTCGTGATTCCGACGCGTCACTGTGTGAATCTGGCGGCGGCGATCTACCTCGTCCTTTACGATCGGATGGTGAAGACGGCTACGGGGCCGCTCACGATTCGGGACACCCTTGCCGAGTCTCGGTTCGACTTCGCCCACGGCGACCTCTCCGACAAGCTCGGCCTCACCATGGCTTAGGAATGCGCAGAAGCCTTCGAGAAGCAGCGAGACAGACCGCCGAAGCCCGTCGACAGTCCAAGGCCAGCCGTGTGGCGTCCGACGCCGAAGCGGCGCGGAAGCGGCTGGAAGGCGTTCAGAAGGCGCTCGCGGGCTCCAAGACGCAGAGCATCGTCGATGCGATGTTCGACGGGTCGGGGAAGTGTCTTGGCTTTCGCTTCCCCGCCGAGGACCCCTCGCCGGAAAACCTTCGGGGCGTTCTCCGGGTCGTCGAGCAACGGGCCGCCCGCCTTCTGACGACGGACTACGTCAAGGCGATCAGCAACGCCTACCCGCTGACGCCTCTCCGGTCCATCGAGGCGTGGGAGCCCCGCGGGAAGGGCCGGGACACGCTGTTCATCTCGCTCATGGAGCACCTCTACGCGAAGTTCCCCATGCCGCCGTTCATTTGGTCGGCGTTCTTCGATGCCGAGATCACCAAGCTGCGCCCGGTCGTCGGTCACGTTGCGGCGGGCGGAAGCCTCCACGAGGCCGTGAAGACGAAGCTCTTGCCGCTGCCTTTCACCCGTCGCATGTGCCACGAGTTCATGCAGACGGAGAGCGACGTGCGGTTTCTCACCGCCCTCCGTCGAGTCCAGGTGCGGACCTCGGGAGGCCACGAAAGGCTCTTGTCCGCGTGGCTCGCGGCGCCCCCCGGGCGTTCGATCCTCCAGCCCGAGGACGAGGACTTCTGGAGCACCGTTCTCGACTGGATGGCGCGGAACCCGATGCTGGACCCCACCCAGGTGGGGCCGCTCGTAGACTACATCATGACGCGCCGCCGCGAGGACCGGGCCTTCTCGATGAAGGGGCGCACGGTCCTCGCCCTTATGCGGGACATGGCCGCGTGGCATGGCGATCTGGCCAAGACGAAGAACATCAAGGGCGCCCACTTCAAGCCCTCGGGGTACCGGGCGGGGCACTTCGATCGCTCCAAGAAGGAGGAGTGGGGCACGCCCCAACTCAACATCTGGCACGTCCGGGAGATCCTCTCCGGGAACGATCTGGCCGAAGAGGGACGCAAGATGAAGCACTGCGTCTACTCGTACGCGAGCCGGGTGCAGAGCGGCGACACCTCGATCTGGTCGATGACCCGTGAGACCTACGGCGGGACGGAACGCGCCCTCACGATCGAAGTCCAGAACGCTACTCGTCGAATCGTACAGGCCCGCGGCCCTTACAACAAGCAACCGAGCGCGCTTGAACACACGGTTCTCGTCCAGTGGGCGGGCCTGAACAACTTCACTCTTTCATTATCACGCTGGTGACATCGGGATCCCGGTCATAGGTCGGCAGTGCCCCAGGCGGCAGGGGCTCTATCAGGAACATGTTGCGGCCGATCGCCTGGTAGAACCCCATGTAACGTTTGCACGTTCCGCAGACGTACCCGCTTCGTGGCCCTGAGCGAAGGAACGCGTTCAGCATGAGGATGGGGGCGGCTTTCACCCGCCACTTCTTCAACTGCTTCTTTCGGATGCGGCGGTTGCGACTACGCGGCGGCTGCCCAAGGAGTTCTTTCGGCGGGGGCTCCATGGGCCGTTCGTGCAGCAACCCTCCGCATGTGCAGTGAAGCTTGGTAGGTCGACCAAGCACGACTTCCTTCTTGCGGCTCTCCTCCTGACGGATAGCGGCGGCGATGAGCGCTGACTTGATATCGTTGGATATGTCCATGGTCCGCCTCTCGGACTACACCATGCAGGTTTGGTGTGACTCGCGTCCTCGAAGAAGTGCTCCGGCCGAAAGCTGCCTAGTGGGGTAGGGGTAGCCCATGACTTCGATTCCGTGCTTCATGCTGGAGCTGACCGATCGTGAACGTTGGTCACTTCGGCGCTACGTCTCGGCTGGCGACTGCCCTGGACGCTATGGCTACTGCAACGCGATGTTCACGCTGGCCGAGGTGACGCCCGACCCTCCGCCGAAGGACGACCCTCGCTGGCCCACCACGTGTGTTTGCGGCTACGCCTTCCAAGACGGTGATGAGTGGCAGGTCTTGCGCGAGCGGATCTTCGCCCGAGACACGGGGGAGGAGTACACGCTTCCCGATGCTCCTCCTGGAGCGATCTGGGATGCAACATGGTTTCCAGAGAAGGGGCCGGACGGTCTCTCCCTCGTGATGCGTCTTCCCAACGGAGCTGGCGACTGGCACATCGACGGCCTTTGCCGCGACGGGACGGGCTCGTGGTCACGTACGGGAACGCCACCTGTCATCACGGCCAGGCCCTCGGTTCTCACGCCGCACTACCACGGGTTTTTAACAGACGGGCAGCTCGTTTCTTGTTGACGGTGTATTGAACCCTCGTGGAAACCTTCGGGATCACGGGTGGCATTGCGACCGGGAAAAGCACGGTCACGAAACTCGTGCGCGAGGCCGGGGTTCCTGTCGTGGACCTTGACATCGTCGCTCGGGAGGTGGTCGAGCCTGGGCTGCCCTGCCTTGCGGCCTTGGTTCAACGCTTCGGCGCTTCGATGCTCACGCCCGAGGGCACACTCGATCGAAAGGCGCTGAGAGCGCATGTCTTCGCAGACCGAGCGGAGCTAGCGGCGCTCGACGCGTGCATAGGGCCTTTCATCGCGAAGCGCATGTGGGAGTGCCTCGTGGAGCACGAGGCAGCGGGTCACGTGCTCGCGGCTGTCGATGGTGCCCTCATGGTCGAGCAAAACATGATCTTTCGACCGCTACTCGTAGTGACGACTTCGTCGGAGATCCAACTTCAGCGCCTCATGGCGCGTGATGGGTTCTCGGTGGAGGAAGCCACCTGGCGGATTGCGCATCAGATGCCCGTCGCCGAGAAGGCGCGCTACGCTGACATCCAGATCGACACATCATGCTCGCTAGAAGAGTTGAAGCTCCGTGTGGGGGACACCCTGAACACGGTTCGTGAGATGATCCGGTCGAAGAACACAACTTGACACGGGCCCCTCGGTGTAACGACCCCCTATGGGGAACTCCGACTACGAACTGCTGCTACCTGTCTACAAAAAGGGCGATGACTTCGCAGAGTACGTTGAGGAGGGGAACTCGCCACAGGAAGCCCTCCTTCGTATGGCCGAACAGTACGAAGAGGCGGCCGAGATATGCCGTCAGGCGGCTGCGGCGATGGCGAACGTGAAGGGGGTCGTGGAGGTGTTCGCGGGGTCGAACACGATCTGCATCTCCGCGCCCACGGGGTCTCTGGACGCGCTGGTGGTGGAAGACATCGTCCGTCCGTACCAAGGCGAAGAGGATGACTTCTACCGGGACGAAACGCTTCCGGACGGGGTATCCCCGGAGTACCTCAACGCCACGGCGGGCGCATGGTACATCGACCAGGAAGGCAAGCCACACTTCTCCAAGGAGGGGCTCATCATCCTCCCGGCGCGCCCTTACGCGTCTCCCGCGGAGCTGCGTGACGCGGAAGACCTCCTCTGGGAGACCATCTCTGGGCCGGGGAAGATCAACTTCGGCGTCCGCCTCACGGACTCAAAGGGACACGTGGGTCTACTCATATTCCTGGAGGAAGAGGAGGTGTAACATGCCCCGTGAAGCCCTTCGGCGTCGCCCTCTGACCACATGTCTGCGCAACGGCATTGAGGCACTGAGGACTTGCTGGTTCTTGGTCAAGAAGTCCTGGGTGGAGCGTGAAACTGCCCGCTGGCGCTACTAGCTAGTGTCCTTGTCGGAACCCTCCACTATGGGACCGCACACGCGACATGAGATCGAGCGTAAGTTCCTGGTTCGAAAGAGCCGCCTACCCGACCTAGGCACCGGTGCCCGCATCACTCAGGGGTACCTCTCCAGAAAGCCCGCCGTCAGGATCCGCATCGCTACCAAGGCGGGCGTCGAGGCCGCGTGGATAACGATCAAGGGCAAGGGATCGGTGATGCGTCCCGAGTACGAGTACGAGATACCCGTCGAGGATGCTCGTGGTCTCATGTCGATGTGCCAGTACACGCCCATCGAGAAGATACGTTACGAGGTCGACCACGGCGGCAAGACCTGGGAGATCGATGAGTTCCTAGGCCCTCACAAGGGGCTTTGGGTGACGGAGATCGAGCTGTCCGGCATGCTTGAGAAGTTCCCTCTCCCTCCTTGGGCAGGCGAAGAGGTAAGCAGCGATCCGAGGTACACGAACGCCGCCCTCTGCGAAGCCGGGAAGATCCCGTGAGTGACCGGTCGCAGGGCTGAAAAAGGTCGTTGCGGCAGCGGTCAGCTTTTTAACCCTGAAAATCCGTCGCTAGACTTCCTATCCGGCGGGGAAGGTGATGAGCGTCATCCCCCGCCGTGTAGTCGACAGGTTCCTGACCGCTGCCATGGAAGCGCAGGCGCGCTGGAGCGGCACTCTGCCGAGGGAGAGCTACCTGCCGCCGCAGGCTCGGGGAACGACGCCGTTGACACCCGAGGGGACCGATCTCGCGATCTACACGTGGGAAGAGAACGGCAAGCTCTACGGCATCGCCTTCGGGGGGAAGGCGAACAAGCCCCTTTGGAACTACCGGTTCACGACCGAGGCTCAGCGCCAGCACCGCATCGATGAGACCATCGAGACGCAGAAGCGCGTGCTACAGCGTCGCCAGGATAGCCTCGACGCGCGTCGCACTTACCAGCACGGGTTCGTGGTGGGCGACATCCTCAACACGTCGTGGGGGTACGACCAGACGAACGTCGAGTTCTACGAGGTTGTCGAGGTGAAGGGGAAGGTACTCGTCGTCCGCCAGGTCGCGCAGGAAGCCAAGGAGTCCGACCGGCATGCGGACCAGGTCGTGGCCGTATCCGGCAAGTTTGTGGGGCCGGCGATGCGCGTTCTGCCCACGCCCAACGGCGTGAAGATCGAAGGCCATCACGCCAGTAAGTGGAGCGGAAAGCCCGTCTACCAAACATCGTCGTACGCGGGCCACTGATCGGGAAGGGGCGCGCCCGGGACGTCGAGCAGCAGGTTCAGGGTATCTCCGATCGGGCCCTCCAAGCCAGGATGATGGCCACGCAGCTCAAGGCACGTCCATAAGCCTTCGAGTTGAAAAACAAGCCCACTGCGCTTACGTGCGCGATCAGCCCGCCGAACACCCAGATGGCGAGGGCGGTCGTGTCTCAGACGCTGTGCGTCGAGAGGGTTGTCTACATCAGACCCGTGTGACCTTTCCATTCCACTTAGGCTCGTGGTAGACCGGGGCCATGCCGAGACCCGCTCCCCGAGACGAAGGCCGAACAGAGAGAGAAACCAAAGACGATCGGATGGCCTTCAACGGGACCGTCGTCGAGGCTCTCCGGGGCGCGATGTTTCGAGTGAAGTGTGAGAACGGCCTAGAGGTCATTGCGACCATTAGCGGCAAGATGCGCAAGTTCTACATCCGCATCCTGCCTGGTGACCGAGTGACAGTGGAGGTCAGCGCCTATGACACTTCTCGCGGACGAATCACTTACCGCAGCAAGTAGCCAATTCATGAAGATCCCGATGCCCAACACCGCAAAGCCGAAGTCTAAGGCCATTGCAAAGGTGTCGGTAGGCTCGGAGTACGAAGTTGTCAGCAAGCCCGCGCCGTACGTGCCTCCGCAAAAGGAGTACCGGATGTGCTGGCTTGTCTGCGGTGGGGACCCAGCTCTTCTCCCCGAGATACAGGCTCGTTGGGCCAAAGAGGATGCAGAAGAGGCTGCGGCTCGTGCGCGCGCCCCCAAGGGGCAGAAGTCCAAGGGCATCATCCCGAAGCAGGCCCGCGTCGAGCTTACGGAAGAGGATGACGCGGACTCCGTGCCCGAGATCCCCACCCCCATCGAAACGACCCCCGAGGTCAGCGAGTCTGAGCCCGAGATCAGCGAGTCTGAGCCCGAGATCAGCGAGCTTGTCGCGGCAGATCCCATCGAACCCCCGCGTCCGGTGAAGAAGCTCAAGAAGGTGAAGGCCGCCACCGAGGAGGATCCGAAGCCTGTAAAGAAGGCCAAGCCCCCTGCGGAGCCGAAACCCGTGAAGAAGGAGCGCCCCGTGGCAGAGCCCAAGACGCAGGCACTCGTTCTCGCTTCGAGCCCGAAGACCCGCTACGCGGCGTACCTTCGCGGCTTCGGGCAGGGGGCTTCCGGGCGGCGCCGTGCAGAAACGGACCGGGACTACCCGGACTACGTGAAGGGCTACGAAGAGGGCGCTGCGGCGCGCGAGGTGGCCAGTGACGCCTACGCCGATGTGGTGGGGCACCGGCCGCTTATTTTGAAGGTGCAAGACCTCTGACGGCCAAGTTGGTGCCTCGGTGTAGGGGCACCAGCACATGCCCACGCCCGAAGAAATATACGAAAAGCTCAAGGCGGCGAGAGCGTCCACGACGATCGCGCTGAAGTCCACGACCATGCTTCGCGAGCAGGTCGTGGCGCCCGATGGGTCTCTCCAGCCGCTTCGACTTCGCTACTACCAAGTCCAGGGCATCTACCACCTGCTCTGGATGGATCGCATGGTGCTTGGTGATGCTACGGGCATCGGCAAGTCACTCCAGGCCATCGCGATGCTTTGCTATCTATGGGACGGCAAGTCCCCAGGTATGAAGGCCGTCATTGTGGCGCCTAAATCGGCGCTCCACCAGTGGGCTGCCGAGTTCGAGCGTTTTACACACAACATCCAGACCTTCGTCGTCTCGGGCAAGTACGAGGACCGTAAAGCCACCTACGAAGCGTGGGCGTCGGCTCCAACCGAGAAGGGGAAGGGGAACGCCCTCATCCTCAACTACGCAATCCTCGTCCGGGATTGGGATGCAGAGGGCTTTCAGCCTCTTCTGCCGAACGGGAATCCGGATCCGAAGAAGCCGGTGCTACGGGGAACTCTCGACGCCGCGACGACGCGTGTCTCCGAGGGCGGGGGTATCGCGACGTTCTTCGATGAGGCCAGTGCATTCAAGAACCCGTTGACCAAAACATGGCAGACGAGTCGTTTCTTGTCTGATCGCTCCGCCCGTACGTATGGCCTGACGGCAACCCTCCTGAAGAATAACCTCATGGAGGGCTTCGCCATCTACAATGTCATCAAGCCCGGGGTTTTCACCACGAAAACACGCTTCATGAACGACTTCTGTGTCACCCAACTCCAGACGATCCCTGGCGGACGCAAGGTCCCGATCGTTGTAGGGTACAAGAACCTCGACAGCTTCCGCCAGCGCATCGACCCTTACTTCATCGGAAGGGCCAAGCACATGGTATCGGACGAACTACCGAAGCTCGTGACGCGCGTCGTGACGTGCGAGATGAGCCCCGCCGAAGATGCCAAGTACAAGGAGGCCTTGGAAGGCGTCTTGGAACTGGGCGATGGCGAGATGAAGGAGTACACGGACACGGCGGCCCTCACGGCGCTCATCTACTGCCAGCAGATCGTCGACTCCCTCACGCTCCTTCGGTTCGAGGAGGGGTCCGAGATCGACATCGGCCCCTTCGGCGACTCGACTGTGGTCAAGGTGAAGGACCGAGGTTCGAAAGAGCTGGCCCTCGTCGATCTCATCAACGACGAGTTGGACGGCGAGAAGGTGATTCTCTACACACGCTTCGAGAAGCTCGTAGGTCGGCTACAGACGATCCTCAAGGCCGAGGGCATCAAGAGCGTCCGCATCACCGGCAAGGAGAAGGACAAGCAGCGCAGGGCGGCACAGGAGGCGTTCCAAGACCCGAAGTCCGACGTGAAGGTCATCGTCATCACGGACGCGGCCAAGGAAGCCCTGAACCTGCAAGCGGCCTCCGCCGAGATATTCTTCGACTCCCCTTGGTCATGGGGTGACTACGTGCAGCTTCTAGGGCGACCGATCCGTATCGGATCGGCCCACGACACGGTCATAGCCTTCCACCTCGTCGCGGAGCGCCCCGCGGCGAAGTACGCAGATCGACGAACGATCGACCACCACGTGATCTCGCTCCTCGATCAGAAGAAGCACCTCGTAGACAAGGTGCTCGGTGAGTCGACCGTGGGCGCTCTCGACTTTGGCGGCAGCGGTAGTGCCACCAAGGATCTGCTCAAGATGATGAAGGAGAGGAAGAAGAAATGATCTCTTGGACGCCAGTCACGTTCCGCCACCGTGGAAGGCATCGAAGGGCGACGCGCATGATGTTTCAGGTGTACGACCCCAGGCAGGGAGCGTGACATGAACGAGAACGGGGAGGTCTGCAAGTTCTGCGGCGGGAGAGGCACGGTCTCCGTCGATGACATGGGCGGCAACGAATGCGTCTGTGCGTACGCGCGGAGGCTCAAGATGCACTTGGGACCTGAGATCCTGAGCGCAGAGAACATTCGAAGCCCGTTCTTCGTGCCGGATGGCGACGACTTCACGATGAACAACGTGTTCTTCAAGTCGTACTGGCGCGATTTCCTCCCCCATCTCAAGTGGGTTCTCGGGTGCAAGGGGCCGATGTTTCGCTTCCGGATCCTGACGGACGAGAAGCTACGTACCGTCTACGTTGGCTCCGAGAGCTACACGTCGCGCCCGCGTTCAAAGCGCGACGACATGGACACGAACAACTCCCTCAACGACATCGTCGGGGGGGACATTTCGCTGCTCATCATACGGCTCGGGTTTCTTGGCTACAAGAACATCGCGATGCCTGGGATCCTGAAGGAGGCCCTCATGCTCCGCGAGGTGGCCCTCAAGCCCACGTGGATCGTCGAGTCGCCCAACGCGCCCCTCGTCCCCGGGCACTTCGCCTACAGCGACGAGGTCTTCGAGTACATCTTGGAGCGCTTCAAGAGCGTGAAGGTGTCCGACTTCGATGCCGCCCGCGAGGACGGTGTAGCTCCTCAGCGGTACTCAAAGAAGGCCAAGCCCGAAGTCGTCGAGGACGTGGACTTCTCGACGCCGCAGGTGGAGCCCGAAGAGATCCCCGCAGAGGCTCTACCCGAGCCCGAGCAGCAGGAGACGCCGCTAGAGCGCCACATACGAGAGAAGAAGCGGTCAACACCGCCGCCTTCTCGGATGCACACGGACGTGGACGTAGAGAGCATGGGTTTGCCTTCGTTCAGCAGCAGCGGCAACGGCAAACGGAAGGGGAGGAAGTTTTGAAGCAGGTCCTACGGTCAGTCATCGACTTTGGCGACGGCGACAACAAGATTTCCCAGGACAACCTCATCCTGAACCTTCAGAAGCTCGTAGCGTCCCACTACGAGTGGACGAGGCCGGATGACCAGCGCCTCTACACGTTCGTCGTCACCTTCTTCCAGCAGCGCATGGAAGTCCCCTCCGCGCAGACGATGGAGGACTACTTCGAGCGACTGAAGGACATCGAAGCCGTCGAGCGGCTCAAGGACGTAAAGAGCGTCCCGTCGTACATCCGAACGAACTTCGATGAGCTGCTGAAGACTTCGCTCGAAGACCAGCACCGCATCAAGGCCGTCGCGCTCCTCAAAGAGGCGCAGGAGATCATCACCAAGGGCCTGGAGATCGAGGGCGAGCGGAAGCAGGGCGTCCGGGACGGTATCCAGCACTTCGCTTCGAAGGCCAACGACCTCATCATCTCGGACTACAACGCCAGGACACGCGGCGACATTCGCGACGACGGTGAGGATATCTGGAACGAATACCAGCAGGCCAAGGTCAACAAGGACAAGGTCTGGGGTAAGTTCACGGGCCTCAACAACATCGACACGAACTGCCACGGCGCCAAGAAGGGCGAACTCTGGATTCACGCGGCATACCCAGGTGAGCTGAAGTGCCTTGCGGGTGATGTGACGATTTTCGACCACAGAACGAATCGCCGTCGAACACTGCACGAGCTTTTCCAAAGCGGGGATCTGCCGATCGTGACCGCCCTCGATCGCGAAGGTGAGACACACAAACTCGTTCTCGCGGAGACTTCACATCTTGTCGAGAACGGCGTTCGTGCCGTACATGACCTTCGCCTGTCCTCGGGCCGACAGATCGGCGCGACCGGGAACCACAAGTTCTTCACGCCATCTGGCTGGAAGAGGCTCGACGAGCTGACGCTGGGTGATTGGGTTGCCGTACCTTCAGCCCGGTGGCGTCACGCGAACACAACAAAGTACCGCCCTTCGGCGCAAGCGGACACTCTCGCGCTCTTCGCCTCGGCGCCCGCGGTGCGCAAGGCACTGGAGGGGGATTTGTCCTGGGAGCAAGTCGTGGCCATCGACTTCCGTGGGGAAGAGCTGACCTACGATCTCTCCGTGCCGGGCCACCACACGTTCGTTGCGAACGACATCGTGACTCACAACACCAGCCTCGCGATGAACTGGTGCTACAACCTGGTCACTCGCTACAAGGCCAACGTCCTCTACGTCAGCCTTGAAATGCCCTATCACCAGCTACGGCGCATCGGCTACGTGATCCACTCCGCGAGCGCCAAGTGGCAGATGGAGGGCTTCGAGAAGCCCCTCGATTACCGCATGGTCCGCGACGGCATGCTCTCGCCGAAGGACGAGGCCTTCTACCAAGAAGTGATCCGGGATTTCCACAAAAACCCGGAATACTCGTCCTTCGAAGTCTGGAGCCCGGACCGCGAGGTCGACATGGACGACATCCGATTGGAAGCCGAGCTGCTTCACAAGCGGATGGAGGTCGGCATGATCGTTCTCGACCACGGCATGCTCGTGAACCCGCGGCGGAAGAAGCGCTCGAAGGACTACGTCGTCGAGTTGAACTCGGTCATTCGTGACGCGAAGAAGCTCGCCCTCCACTTCAACCAAGGTGAAGGCATCCCTGTCCTCATGCTGTTCCAGATCAACCGGCAGGGGAAGGTGGAGGCCGACAAGAACGAGGGTAGGTACAAGATGAGCGCGCTCACGTACGCCAATGAAACGGACAAGAGCGCGGACATCATCACGACGACGTACCTCAACGACGAGCATCGCCGGCAAGGTACGACCCTGCTCTGCAACCTAAAGAACCGGGATAACCCCCTCTTCGAGCCCTTTCCTGCCGAAGTGAACTTCTCCTCACGCCGCATCCGTAACCGCAATTCGATGAACACGAACTACGGCCACGGCATGAGCGCAGACATTCACTCGGATGCCATTCAAATGGCGTCGATCATATGAGCGCCATGGCCCGCGATTTCCAAGACGAAGCCCGCAAAGAGTCCGTCCACAGCGAGGCGATCAAGCAGTGGGTCCAGATGCGCATCAAGACCCTCCACGAGAGGGTCACGGCGCACGACGTTCTGCGCCGCTACGATGTGAAGCTCCAGTACAACTCGGACCGCTCGGAGCAGATTGCCTGCCCGTTCCATGGCGAGGACAAGAACCCCTCTGCCCGCGTCTACCCGGAGACGAACGAAGGCCCTTCGCACGTCTGGTGTTACGTCTGCCGAGAGAGCTGGGACTGCATCAAGCTCTGGAAGAAGTTCACGGCCTTCGAGGGTCGCTTCACGGCGCTCCTTCGGGACCTTGAGCGTAACTTCGGAATCACCCCTCCAGAGACCCCCGAGGGGACGTTCTTCGAGCGCGATGAGAACGCCGAAGAGATCAAGAACCTGTTCGAGGTGTGTGAGCGGAGGCTCGCGGGCGCAAGGCGAGCCTTCGACATGAAGGGGTACCTCACGATCGGATCGATCCTCGACCGCGCCTGGTTCAACTACAACAAGAGGATCTTGGTGCCAGACGAGGCCAAGATCCTCTTGCGTAGGGTTCTCGACAAGGTGGGGGAGAAAGAGCGCTCGTGCCCCGACGGGTGACCGCCCATACGAAGGAGATGGGCCAGCTTCCGCTGTACCTCATCTACGAAGCCCAGGGGTTGTGGGAAGAGAAGTGGCGGCCTCTCCAAGGGCACCCCATCGCTGAAGCATTCACACGTGTCCCAAAGGCCCTTGTCGAGCACGCGCTCCATGGGTGGTCGTCCCCGTTGGTGAAGGCCCTCGGGCTTTTACCCGCAGGCTGCCTTCGTAAGCTGCCTGTCCCTGCACGGGAATGTGAGGTACGCCGCAAGTGCCCCTTCTACGACAAGGCCCAGTGCTTCCCCACGGCTAAAGCAATGCCGTGGTGTTACGAGCCCGGAGGTGTAGAGGAGTCGATCAGAGCGCTCGTCTCGGAAGCGATAAGCCTCTGGCGCGAGGGTGTGTACATCACGGTTGTCTGCGAGGAGGAGCGATGAACGACGGGGACGAGCTGCTTGATTTCTTGGAAGACCTGGGGAAGAAGTCAAAGCCCTCCGCGAACGTTGATGTTCCGGACACGGGAGACGCGCCGGAAGCACCGGTCGCCGCACGACCAACACGAGACAACGCGCTCCCCTTCGAAGATGGGGATTCGCCCGAGGACTTCTTCGCCAACTCGGGCATCAAGCAAGAGCGCGATGTCAATGTGACGTTGAAGCCGTGGATGAAGTACCACGAGTTCATCGTCATCGAGACGGTGGCGCAGCTCGAAGCGCTCGTCGATGAGGCCATTGCCTCGGGTCGATGCGCTATCGACTTGGAAACGCAGGGGCTCGACGGTCGCATCGACTACGACGAGAACAACGTCCCGCGGACGAAGCACCAGATCGTCGGGTACTGTCTCGCGCCCGGTGACGCCAAGAAGGGCTACTACGTCCCGATTCGCCACCGCCCGCGTGACGGCGGACCGGTGAATAACGTCCCTCTCGAAGAAGCCAACGCGGCCATCAAGCGACTCTGCTTGGCGTCGCAGCCCGTGCCTGACCCGAGCGATCCCGACCCGCTCGGGTTCCGCAAGATGAAGACCCCGCCGCGGGTCGTTCTCTACTTCTGGTACGCGAAGTTCGACCAGGAGTTCCTGTACCCGGTGACGGGCATCGACTTCTGGCACCCCGACTCGTTCGAGGATGGCCTGCTCGCGTCGTTCGTCCTCTACACGGACGACGGTGACCTGAGCCTCAAGTACAAGGCACCCGCGGTCCTCCGAGACCAGGACGGCAACCCCTACGAGATGATCAAGTTCAAGGACTTGTTCGTGAAGGGGCGTGCTCTGGAGTTCGACCAGCTTTCAGCCGAGGAGGCACGCCACTACGCGTGCTCCGACGCCATCTGCACAAGCCTCCTTTGCCAGCACCCGACGATCGTGCCGCAGGTGAAGGCCAAGACGAACCTGGCAACGACCTACCGTATCGAGAAGCAGTGCATTCAGGCCACGCGCGTGATGGAGCGCCACCGGGTCAAGGTCGACCGGGAGAAACTCCGCGAGATCCTCACGGACCACATCGGGAAGCGCGAGACCGTCCGCGCTCAGATCGTGGACCTCGCCACCAGCCGAGGCTTCCACGGCTTCGAACCCGGATCGTCCAAGCAATTGTCGGACTTTCTCTTCGGCGAGAAGGGGCTCGACATCAAGCTCACGATCGAGCACCCGGACTTCCCTGGCGGCAAGCCCGCCAAGCACGCAGCTTCGGGCCAGTACAAAACCGACGCCGCGACGATCGAGCAGCTCGTCAACGAGATGGGCAAAGACCACGCACCGGTCGTGCTCAACCAGATGATCGAGTGGCGGGAGCACGACAAGGTCATCGGGACGTACCTCGAAAAGCTAGTCAACAACCCCGACAAGAACGACGAGCTTAGGTTCAACTTCAAAGAGACCGGGACGGCGACGGGCCGTTTCAGCGCACCCCAAGGGGACGCGACGCAGGGCTTTTCCGGTGTCCCCGTCCACGGGATCCCTGGCGACTCGCAGATGCGGCAAGCCTTCATCGCTCGCCCTGGCTACACGATGGCCAAGTGCGACTACGCAGGCCAGGAGCTTCGCATTGCGGCGAACGTGTCGGGCGAGCCCATCTGGATCGAGGAGTTCCTTCGGATCGGGGGTGGAGACCTCCACACCATCACGGCGAGGGCGTTCTTCAACGTGGACAAGCCCACGCCCGAGCAACGCAAGATGGCGAAGATCGCCAACTTCGCCTTGGTCTACGGCGGCGGCCCCGCGGCCATCATGCGCGCCACCGGCTGTGACCGCATGGAGGCCACGCGCCGCAAGCAGGCGTTCGATAAGACCGTGCCGGTATTCGCCGGGTGGGTGAAGCAACAGCACAAGGCCGTCAAGGAGAACCTCGGGATCACCAACCCCTTCGGGCGGTGGATCGCGATTCCGGACGCCGCGGTCAAGGCGAACGAAACGCTCCACAACAAGGTGCTGACAGAGGAGGACGCGAAGAAGATCCGCGCCGCCTGCGAGCGTCACTCGACGAACTACCCGATCCAGTCGTCCGGCGCGGACATCATGAAGATCGCGCTCATCACGCTCCACAAGGAGTTCTACAAGCGCGGATGGCTGCGGAATGGCGGCGATGACTCCGTCCGAATGCTCCTCACGGTGCACGACGAAATCGTCTTCGAGATCAAGCACGAGCGTGTGGAGGAGGCGATCCCGATCATCGTCGAGGGTATGGCCCTCCCGGGCCGTATGGCCCGTCCGCCCTTCTCACCCATCTGGCGCATCCCTCTGATCGTCGAGCCCTTGCTCGGGGACTCGTGGGGCGGCAAGTACAACTGGGAGATGATGACCGTCGGCCACACGGGCACGATGGCCAGCATGAAGCTCAAGGAGTACGAGATGCCGATGCACATCGAGATGGGGGAGAAGGTTTACCACCGCATCCCGCCGTGGCTCGAAGGCATCGTGAAGCCGGGCTGGGAGCGCACGGGCGAGGTTCCGAAGGGTGTCCTGCTTCTCCTGAAGCCGACAGGTTCGACCCCGCCTCCACCTCAACCCCCGGGTGGTGGAGGTGGCGAAGTACGGACCGACTCGGCGCCCCCGCCCGCGGCATCACGCCCGGCGACCACGATACACCCTCCGCCCCCCGCGGCTGCCGCGCCTGCAAAGCCACTCGCAGAGAAGGCCGTGCGCTTCATCATCGAGAAGTTGAGCAACGATACGGTGCGGATCGTCAACGTCATTGTCGCCAAGAGCATGGAGCCCGTAACGGGGGCTTTACTCGTTCTGACGGATCCCCGTGGGAGCACCCTGATTGACCCCAGTCTGAACGTTCGTGTGGATCCCGAGAAGTTCTCTACGGGGCTCCGTGAGCACACCTTGTCGGATGGCAAATACGAGAGCGGGCCTTATCAAAAGCCTTAGGGGGTAAGTATGGCTACTCGTCGCGACCTGTACGGAGAGTGCAACCTTGAAGGGGCACCTGAACCCGACTTCAAGGAGCAGTGCTGCGACAAATGCCTGAACCCCGATTGCGCTAGGAGCACTTGGGGGACGACCCGGTTCGAGAACCGGGTCGCGGCCTGGGAGGACAAGCTCTTTCTGAACGTCGCGCGAATGCCGCGCGAAGACCCACGCTACCCGCTACTGACCGCTCAAGGGTTCGTGACGATCGACGTAGGGCCAGCCCCTTCGGTCAGGGGCTGGGATGACCCGAGAGACATTCAAGGTGGCGCCTCGGTCTCACACGTCCGAATGCCGCAGGAAGAGGAGCCGGCTAAGCAAGCACCCGCGTTGGCTCCACCCGCGCCCGTGCTGCTTCTGCCACCAGGCTTTCCTACGCTGCGGGAACAGCCGTTGGTCTCTCCGCCCCCTCCCGTGGTAGAAGCGGCCCCTGCGCCCCCACCGGAGCCGCCAAAAGCGGCCCCCGCACCTCAGGCGCAGCCGCGAACGCCAGACTGGTCGTCCGCCGCTGCGGCGTCCACGATGAACACCCCCTTCCAGACTGGGCGCATGTTGCAGGGCGCACCATCGGGCGCTTCCGCGCAGCAAGGGGTCGACAAATGGGGCGCCCCGGTGCCGCCCCCTGCGAACGAGGCTGCCCCCGCTATCAAGGTCGTTCCTCGCGGAGCCAAGATCAGGTTGGGCGGTGGGTAGGACGTCGGTGTAAGTATCCGGCCAAGGAGCGACGAGATGCTAGTCAAAGCCACCATCAAGACGAATGGCGAGGTCATCAACGAGGTGATCGACCGTCAACAGGACCTTTGCAGCAAGGTCTACCAGATCACGAACGCCCTCGGCCGTCAGTTGTCCGATGAGGACACGGGCCCCGAGTGCGACACCGTGCAAGAAATCTCGAACGAGTAAGGAGTCGCACAATGAGCAAGAGGGTTACAACACTCACAGAGGTCAAGGACAGGGCCATCGCGGAGAAGGCACTCCGGGATTCGGCCATGGGGTTCCGCTCCGACGGTGCCACCATCTACATCACATCGGGAGCGCTCGCGGGCGCGACGATCGACCTCACGACCGGTGTCGTGAGCGGCGACGACATGACCCACTCGGCTGCGTCGATGGGCAAGCTCCGCCAGCTTTACTCCGAGGCAAAGATGCGCCTCATGATCGCCAACCAGGGCGGCAGCATCCAGTCGACGAAGACGCTCTCGAACGGCGACATCGAGCTGCTGTACCAAGTCGGCTGAGTCTCTCCAGAGAGGGCCGCGGGGTAGATGGTCCCCACGGCCCCTTCTGCATAAATGAGGATCGAATGATTACTGACCTGATTTTCCACATCAAGAGCCTGTCACGCGCCATCTACTACGTGACCGATGAGGAGGATCGCTTCATCCTCGATCTCTCGCGGGAGTTGAACGAGGGCCGCGAACGCGCCTGGGTCTTCAACGCCGCCATGGGTCTCCGCAAGATGACGGAGTACCTCGAAGACTGGTCCACTCGGGCGCACGTGATCAACGACAAGCAGCGCGACATCCACGAAGCGCTCATCCAGGTCTATCGCGACGACCCGAAGAAACACGTCAACTTCTACGTCTTCACGGACGCGGAGCACTACCTCAAGGACCCCATGGTCCAGCGGCGCGTGCTCAACATCATCCACCAGTCGAACGAGCTGAAGTACGTCAAGATCCTGATCTTCATCGGGACGCGCAAGTTCCTTCCCACGAACCTCGCGCGCTACTTCCAGGTCGTCGTGGACAAGGGCCTCGCGGCCGAAGAGATCAACTCGCTCGTTGAGGACATCTCGACCCACCTCCAGTTGCCCGCGCCTCCGGAGCCCGACAAGGTTTTCCGCGGCTTCACGTCCTTCGAGATCAAGTCCGCCATCTCGCAGTCCGTCGTGAAGACGAAGGTGAAGGGGCGCGAGGGCGCCCGCATCGACGCCAACCTCATCACCGACTTCAAGCGTCAGCAGCTACAGAAGACGGAGCTGGTCCAGTACATCGACACGTCCCGCTTCTCCTTCAAGGACGTGGGCGGCGTGCAGCGCTTCAAGGAGTGGGCCGTGCGCACGAAGGCGTGCTGGACCCCTGAAGGCCGCGCGTTCGGGCTCAAGCCACCGAAGGGCGTGCTCTGCGTCGGTATCTGGGGCTGCGGTAAGAGCCTCACGACGAAAGCCATGGGGCATGCCTGGCAGCTACCCGTCGTCCAGCTTGAGATGGGGCGCCTCCGCTCCAACCAGGTCGGCGAGTCCGAAGGCAACGCGTACCGGGCCATCAAGATCATCGAGTCCGTCGCTCCGTGCGTTACGGGTGAAACTCAGGTGACCCTTGCGGACGGGTCTTCAAGGTCAATCGAGGAGCTGTGGCAGGACGGATCTGAAGACTTGAACGTGATGTGCTGGAATGAGCGCACTCTTCGCGTTCAAACCACCAAGGTCCGTGGGATCACTCGACGGATCGCAGAAGCGTTCAAGGTCACCGCGGCGAACGGCTTCCATCTCAATGCAACCGCGAATCACCAGCACTATGTCCTTCGGGGCGGACGGCCGGAGTGGGTCCGAACCGATGAGTTGCAGAAGGGGGGCATGCTCGCTGTCCCGCTCATGCCACAGTTCATCGAGAAGCTTGGGGATTCAGCATTGGACTTGAAAGAAGTCTTCGAAGCCGAATGCCGGTGGGTTGCGATCAAGGACATCATCAGCATTGGCACACAGACGGTCTTTGATCTTGTCTGCGAAGGCGAGGACACGCATTCGTTCATCGCAAACGGCTTGATCACCCATAACTGCGTTGTCTGGATGGACGAGGCCGAGAAGAGCCTCGCCGGATCGCATTCAAGCTCGCAGAGCGACGCCGGGACCACGTCCCGCGTCATCGGCATCCTCTCGACCTGGCTCCAGGAAACGGACGCCCCGGTTTGCTTCGCCATGACCGCCAACTCGCTCGCGACCCTCCCCGTCGAGTTCGTGAACCGCCTCGACGAGCGCTTCTTCTTCGACCTCCCCTCGGAGGAGGACAGGATCGACATCTTCAAGATCCACCTAAAGAAGGCCAACCAGGACCCTGCGAACTACGACCTTGTCGATCTCTCAGAGAAGGCCAAACACATGGTGGGCCGCGAAATCGAGCAAGCGATCGGCGCGGCCATGATCGAGTCCTTCCACATGAAGAAGCCCGGCCTCGACCAAGATATCCTCTGCGATGTCCTGGTCCGCAAGCCTCGGATCGTGAAGACGATGTCCGAGGACATCAAGCTGGTTCGTGATTGGGTCGGCTACGATCCCGAGACCAACGATGGCATCCGCGCTCGCTTCGCTGCGCCTCCGGACAAGGGGGAGAGCGGGTTTAACTTCGTGAAGGACGACGGTGCGAAATGACGACCACGGATCTTACTCGCGTCGATGTCGATGTCAGCTCCCTAGCCCGGCCCTCCTCGGAAGGACTGCTGCAAGCGCGAGAAGCCATCAAGGGTAATGAAGGCCTCGGCGAGGTCTTCATTACAGCGCGCGATGAGGGCTGGACGGCAGCTTCTCTCGCGGAGGCTCTCGTCCCTGGCATCTCCCAGGCTCTTGGGCACGACGCAACGGAGGAAGCCCGGTACTTGGCGGACGAGTACCTCCAGGTGGGCAACGCCATGCTCATCATCTCGACGGAAACGGGTAAGGCCATCGCCAGGGTCACTGACGAGGACATCTGGGTGCCTAAGCGCGCCCCTCGGCACGAGATGCCCGGAGTGATGACGCAGGCGCGGGGGGAGCCTCTTGCACCTCGACTGCGACCGGAGCTTGAAGGCTACCTCATCTGGAAGTTGTCCGAGGAGGAACGGGACCAGAACCTATTCCACGAGATGATGGCGCGGGTCCAGTCCACCGACCTCATTGGGCCGGAAAACGATCGCCGCCTCAACCCCGTGACGAGGAAGGGGCGGAAAGCCATCGTCGAAGAGATCCGCGACGCTCTTCCGTACCTTCTCCCCGGACGGGCATCAGGTGCAGCACGGACCTTCCTGGACTGCCTCACCTTTGTCGAAGTGGACCCCCTTCCCGAAGGCCTCGTACGGATGGAAGGCACCTTGGAGGCACGGGTCACCGTCCCGGTTCAAGACCCGAAGGCCTTCAACCTACGCCACGACGTGCCGACGCGTATCATCGCAGTCCTCGCAGCGCGCTGGTCAAGGTCTCTTGCCTCGGCCCTCGCAGGGGAGGCGACCCCGCAAGGGACCGAGGCTCCTGTCGCCTGGCTGGCACCCGCAACGTACGCCGCAGGCCTCTCGGGGCAGGCGCCCGTGCTCGTGATCGAGGGCGAGGATGCGGTCGGCCTGTCGCAGGGGGCGGGCTTCGTCCGCGTCGATCGCTCCGCCATCAAGTGCGCTGCTCGTGAGGTCCACGACCGCCTAGAGGTCGCAGCCAGCATCCCCTACACGATCTGGGTGGACACCTCGCGTATGGTCGCCGCCCCCGCGGTGAAGGGTCAAGAGAGCTTCGTAGCCGAGCTGGTGAGGTGACTCGTGGGTGGTTTCTACTCGTTTGTTGTTTGGTCCGATCGTGAAGTCCCTGTCCGTGAAGCGCTCGTGATCCTGGAGCCAGGGTCGAACGCTTTCAACGCAGTCGTGAAGGACATCGACGCCTTCAAGGCAGCCCTCGAAGGCGAGGGCGTACGCATCGACAAGTGCCTCGCTCTGGACGAGCACGACTCGCTTTCCATCCCTCTCACCGCAGAACTTCTCCCGGGCGAAGACCTGAACGCCCTACCTTCCAATGGACCCAAAGCCCTCTCCTGAAGTCATCCGCAAGCGGGTCGTCGAGATCGTGGGCAGGCTTGGCAAGCCTGCCCTGATCGGCCTAGTCGCAACGGAGCTGGGGTGGTGGGCAGCGTTGCCCACCACTGAAGCCATCCTCGACGAGCTAGTGGAAAGCAAAGCCCTTCGGCGTTTGACCCCAGTCGAAGAGAGACACTGGCGTATGAAGCACGCCTACGTCCAGGCCGGTGTAGAGGATGCCACAAAGATGGGCTGACCATCGGAGGTGGCTATATGGGCAAGCGACTCAGGTTCCTCACGGACGTAGATGAGGTACTAGGGGACTTTCAGATACCTGCGTTACGGATCATGGAGCGCATCACGGGGCGTAGATACACCCCCGAGTCGTTCACGGAATGGGACATGTTCTCGCTCGTGTCGGACGAGGAGAAGCGCGCTGTCTTCGCCGAGATCGAGAAGCCTGGCTGGTGCCAGAACGTCCAGCCGTTGCCCGGTGCAATTGACTTCATCAAGGAGGTTCGGAAGCACTGCGATGTCTTCGTGGTGACCTCGCCCTTCCACAGCAACACGTGGGTGGCCGAACGCTATGCCTGGCTGGCGAAGCACTTCGACTTCAAGTCGTCGGAGGTCGTGCACACGAGCGCGAAGCACCTCGTCGTGGGCGACGTGTTCCTCGACGACAACCCGAGCAACATCGATAAGTGGTGCGCCGCACACCCTGGCAAACTCGGGATGCTTTGGCACATCCCAAACACCCGGCTCATGCCGTACGACCACGTCCGTGTCCGGTCGTGGGAGGAAGCCTTGAAGCGGACACTGGACTTCCAGGAGAGGCCCTCGGTTTACGACCTGCTTCGGAAGGCCGAGTGGCACGTTCAAGAAGACAGGGATGGTGTCAGCTACAACTGCTTCGAGTGCGGGGGGTCTGCATTTGCAGCCATGCACAAGCCTGGGTGCCAGGTCGATGCGATCTTGAACGCGGTGTATGGGCCCGCGCGGAGGCTCCCATGAACCCGTATCTAGCACTCGTCCGTCATGTGCTGGCGGAAGGGACTCGGAAAGAGAACCGGACCGGCGTCGATACAAAAAGCACGTTCAACTACAACTATGAGATCGACCTCCGTCGAGGCTTCCCACTCCTGACCACGAAGGCGGTGAGTTGGAAGAACATTGTGGTGGAACTTTTGTGGTTCCTTTCCGGTCAGACAGACATCGCAATTCTGAAGCGCCACGGGTGCAAGTTCTGGGATGCGTGGGCGGACCCCGAGACCGGGCGCGTGCCCAGTGCATACGGGTCGTTCTGGCGGCAGTTTCCGGTTCATGCCCGAGCCGAGACCCCCAAGTTCTGTCCCGATTGCGGCGGGCGCATGGACATGGCTGGTCGCCCTCCAGCCCATATTCCCAAGTGTGACTATCTCAAACGCTCGACGCATGATGTGGGTGGCTTCAACGACCAGATCCGGTGGGTCCTCGACGAGATGAAGAGGAACCCGATGTCCCGCCGCATGGTCGTGAGCGCGTGGGCGCCGGGCAACGCGCAGTTGAGCAAGCTCCCGCCTTGCCACTGCCTCTTTGCGTTCAACGTACAGAACGACCCGCCGCCCGAGTATGTGCACTACGGGCACAACTACGGGCATGACCCTGCGTGCAACACCGCTCCTGGCACGGAAGGATATGGGCTTCTTCCACACGGGGAGGGGATGCGGCAGGGGCTTCGGTGGTGCCCTGAGTGCGCGAAGCTGATCTCGTACCTCAAGGACCCGCCCCCGAAGGACGACCCCAAGAGCCTTTGCCTCCATCTCACGCAGCGATCGGCGGATGTATTTTTGGGCGTACCTTACAACATCGCTAGCTATGCCCTGCTCCTGCACCTGTTCTCGCGCTTCACGGGCATCGCCCCGGGTATCTTCGCGCACACGCTGATCGACGCGCACATCTACACGAGCAAGCCCGATGGGAGCCAGGCCGAGTACGACCACGTGCCTGCTTTGCGCGAGCAACTCTCTAGGTCGCCACGTTCGTTGCCACGCCTGATCATCGATGACCGCATCAAAGGGCTTGACGACATTGAGCGCTTGCTAGAACCAGCCGTGACCACCGAGGAGGTCATGAGCTACTTCATACTGGACGGCTACGATCCGCACCCCGCGCTGCACGGTAGAGTGGCTGTATGAAGGTCGCGGCATGAGCGAGTGGCTCAGAGACGTAGAGGGCGAGATATGGCCCAAGGATAAGGTCGAGGCACCTCCCGTGGCGGGGACACTCCTGGATGCTGATCGTGAGTGGCTCCAGGAGCTGGAGAAGGATCTCTGGCCGAAGGATCACAAGAACGGTGTGGTGTCTCTTGAGGCCAGCCGGCCGCTCACCGTTCCTGAGTTCAAGCGGCTGAATCAGATCCTGAAATCCGGATCGGTCGTGGTGGAGATGATCTCCACCAATATGTTTGGCGGCTACGGGATCCAAATCTACGAGCACGAACCCTACCCCCATACGGGCCCGCTCTACCTGGCGTGCGTCACCGAGGATCACATGCCTCTTCGGAAGGGTGAAGTGATCCGGCCAGGCCACCACCGGAAGCTCGATGAGAAGGGCCACCCCTCTGGTTCTGGCTCAACGCGGGCGTGGAACTACTTCTCGAAGTACACGCACACGAAGGTCATGGAGGGCTGGTGCGCGAAGTACAAACTCCACAAGCCTGAGAAACGCTACCACTACGACTACTAATCCTCCGGTGTAGAGGGAGGGTGGAGGTAAAAATGCCGCAAATCGGACTGATCGTAGGTATGGACCCGAATGGGATCATCGGGGCTGACGGTGGATTGCCCTGGAAGATTTCCGCCGACCTCAAGCGGTTCAAGGCCACGACGATGGACGGCACGATCATCGTCGGGTCGAAAACCTATCTCAGCATGCCGGCCAAGCTGCCGGGGCGGAACATCATCGTGGTCACGCGAGAGCCTAGTACGCGAAAGGATCTCCAGGATCGCGAGCCCGCAGCGATCTGTAAGACCGTGCGAGAGGCCATCGAGAAGGCAAAGACGCTCCCCGGTGACATCTGGGTCGGAGGCGGATCCTTCATCTACGCCGAGGCGCTCAAGGAGCGTCTCGTGGATGTCCTGGACGTAACGATGGTCCCCGTGGTCGATGAGTCGAATTTCACGGTGATCACTCGGTTCCCGATTTGGTTCATCTCGGATTTCCGCATGGTCAAGGAAGAAGCGAACCCGGACGACCCCCAACTCACGCAACGCCGCTACGAGCGGTAAAGGTACTCGATGAGCAAGTTCCACTTCGCGATTCAGGCGAAGGCGGGCGACGACCGTTCAAGCGTAGCAAAGGTCTTTTTTGAGAAGGCCCAGGCATCGAAGGTCGCCTTCATGTCTCTGGAGTCGCTCGATGACTTCACGGTGGGGACCCACCGTTTCATGCGCTTCCGGGTAGACGCCAACCCCCTCCCCATCCTCGAAGAGCTTTTTGTGGAGGGGCGCGGCGTCATTTCTCTGACCGACGCCTACCGGGTCCGTCTCCCAGGTGGCCGTACGGCGGTCGTCCCACACGCGACGATGCAGGCCGTGGCACGCGCCCCCTACGCCTTCCGGGGGACCAAACAGAAGCACTGGGAGAGGCAATTCGGGTCCGCTTAGGGCTCTTATCGGCAGGCAGGGGAGGGAGACTCCCTGCCTGCATGTTTTTCCTAACTGCCAGCGACAGGCCCTTGGCGGGCACCACTGACCAGCTCCCGAAGTACGAGGAGTGGCTGACGGAACTTGATCTTCGGCCCCCGGACACGCGCGACGTGTACTGGGAGAAGATCCGTGACCGCCTCCTCGACAACTCGGTCAGCAAAGACCTGCCCAAAGCGATCCGCGAGTGGGCTCGAAAGGGAAAGCCCTACGCGAGCCCCGACTCGCAGTGCGAACTTTGCGACAAAGAGCCCATCACGTGGAACTTCCCGATCTACAACAAGGCTCGGAAGAAGGCGCTCCACATCGGGTCCGAGTGCATCGTCAACTTCCTACACGTCAGCTTCAAGTCCGACATCGAGACGATCCGCGCGCAGACCATCCGCGAGATCAAGTCCCTGCGGCGGAAGCAGGAGGGGCGTAACACCCGCCCGCAAGCGCAAGCCGAGTCCGACGAGCTGCTCGAACTCGAACGGGCCATCCGGGACTACGCTCACGTCGCGGGCACGGGCGAGGATTTCCCGATCCTGCGGCACCTCTACGCGTTGAATGACATCCTTCGGCCGCTATCCCTCCTCGGGGTCAAGTCGTCCGCGATGGATGGCGGGCAGAAGGCATTGCTCGCGTGCCTCGAAGTAAAGCGCCTCGCGGGGCAGCTCGCGATCGACACGGATCCGAACCTAGGGATCGTTGAGATCGCCCGCGTCATTCTCACGCGACGCAACCTTCGGGACCGCAAGCCGCTTCTCCTCTCGCTCCGCAAGTCCCTCGACAAGGTCTTCCAAGGGCGCCCACCGAACGATGTCGTGGTTCGCCTGTACGACGACTTCGACGAGAAGCGCCAGTCGTTCGTGCGCGAGGCACGAACGACTCAGACGCTATTCGAGAGCAAGCTGGATGGGCGCAGCAAGGACTTCCTTCGCTTCGTCGAGAAGTACCCCCACCTTCACTTCGTCCTGGAGGCTGGCATCACGTCGGCCAAAGGCGAGTGCGGGCGTCGTCGTGCGCTCTATGAAGCGGCTGTACTCGACAAGGATCTGCTGGATCGGTTCGGGCGCATGGATGGCCCCGCGCTCGCCAAGCTCTTCGACATGTCGAAGCTCTTCCCGGATCCCGACCTGCACGCCTTCACGTCGAACATGGCTCGGGCCGCGAGCCACCTCCTCGACTTCCTGTACGACATTCGCCATGGCGAGGACAAGAAGGTCGTCGCCGCGGTGGCCGACCAGTTCAAGCGGGTCATCCATGACGAGATCGGCGTTCAGGCGGCGCTGCTACAGGCCGCCGATGACAGCCTCGTTCTGCCGGAGTCGCGCGGGCGCCACACCATCGAGGACTTCATCGACCTCATTGGGCTTCAATCCCCGGGCATCGTCCGGCTGCTCATCAAAGAGGTCGACGACCTGGAGAACGTCCGCTTCGGCGAGGCGCAGCTCTTCGACCGCATGTCGAAGGACTTGGGCTTCGACGTAGAAGACACGCTGCGCTTCTTCGACGCCTACAACGACGTGGATGCGAAGGCCTGCCGCAAGCTCGTCTCGGGCTGGCAAGCGGGCAGGAAGCCCGCCCCGGACGACCTCCGCCTCTTTCTCACGCGGCGCTCCTCGAAGCCGGAGAAGCCGAAGCGAAGCATGCTCGATCAGCTCCGGTCGGAGCTTGGCTCGGACGTGGGCTGGATCATCAAACAAGCGCGCATGATGGCGCAGGCCCGGAGGCAGGGATGAGTCGAACCCGCGTATGGTTCAAAGGGGGCGTGTGATGCCCCGCGTAGCAGCAGTCCAGTTCGCACCCGCCTTCAAAGACAAGAAGGCGAACCTGCGTCGCCTCGCGACCCTGGTGATGGAGGCCGCAAAGAACGGCGCAGAGCTTGTCGTTCTGCCCGAGCTTGCAACGACCGGCTATTCTTTCATGTCCAAGGCAGAGGCAGAGCCCTTTGCCGAGAATGTAGCTCATTTCAAGTCCGGCATGCCTACGAGTCCAGAGTCAAGTCTTGATGTGATGTATGCTCTGTCGAAGAAGTATAACGTCCATATCGCGTGGGGCCTTATAGAGAGAGATGTCGGCACAGGCGACCTCTACAACACTCAGGCACTCATAGCCCCTGATGGGTCATTTGCCTCGTATCGCAAGATTTGTAGGTGGGGTAACGACTTTTTGACCTTTGAGGAGGGGCGTGGAAACCCCCCCATCATGCGATGTCATTTCAAGCATGGCATGAAGCGCGTGGGGCTGCTCATCTGCCGTGACGTGCGGGACCGGAAGGACGACAACTGGAAGTCGTTCTACGAGCGCGGTGACGCGGACATCGTGTGCTTCTCAGCCAACTGGGGCGAGGGGGGCTTCCCGGCCGTCGCCTGGATGGAATTTGCGAAGGACAACAACGTCCGGCTCATCGTCTCGAACCGCTACGGTGAAGAGGGGGGCAAGCCCAACCGCTTCGGCGGGGGCGGCGTATGCGTCATCGAGCCTTCAGGCAAGGTCCACTGCGAAGGCCTTCGTTGGAGCCAGGACTGCATCGTTATGGCCGATATCCCGTAGACGTAACGGTGAGCACGAAGCGCTCACCTATGTCCTTCCGTAGAGACCGCACCACCGAGGCTGGGGCAAGGATCTCTACGCTTGCGGGTCGGCTTCGGTCCGAGAACGGCCGTAGTACGATCTCCTTGAAGTGGATCATGAGCTTTCGAGGCCAATCGCAAGGCATCTTGTCGAGGTGCTCCTTTCGGACCTCGACCATGACGACCTGAATGGGATCCTTCACCTTGGTTGGGACTTTCCGTGCTGCTGCGGTCATAGAGTCCTCCGAGGCCTTCTGCCTGTCCGCCAAAGACAGCGGATAGGAGGAATTAACCGCGTCCGGGCGGCTTCAAAGGTAGTTTGCTCGCCCACGGCAGGGGTCCAGCAGGCGCGCTTGTGCGCTTCGGCGCGGGCGGAGGGGGCACGACTTTGCCGTGCATATCGAGGTCTGTGTACTTTTTCTCGACCCAGATGCGCTGGTTTTTCGAGAGGCTGATCATCCGCCCATCGCGGAGATCATCGTACATATTTTGAAATGCCTTCTGCTCCCCAGGCGTGAGCTTCTTCGAGGAGATCACGGCCCATAGCAACGTCAGATCCGTTGGTTTCATATTGGAGACGCTACACCGCCATGGTGTATCCTTACATGGCGCCAATGCTCATCGACTTCACGCGTCGATCCGTTCGAATCGATCCCACGGAACGCCCGGGTCTGCTGGTGCTCCGCGCGGCGTCCACGCACAACTTCCACGCGCAGCTTGCGCCTGGTGAGCACGACGGCGACCCCTGCACGGACGGCGGTCTCTTCCCCGACGCGGAGTGGGAAGACGATCGGATGACGACCTTCAAGCGCTTCCGTGAGTGGGCCATCTGGCAAGGCCTCTTCGAGGATGTCACGGCCGACGGGAAGTACGCGTTCACCATCGAGAGCGCGTTCTTGGCGGACGGGGAGCATGACGACATCCGGATCGTCCAGGTGGCGCTCAACCCGGTCTGCTTGAATGCCGGATGGGAGATCGAGCTGAAGACCATCCAGGATGAACCGGTCTCGTTCTCCCTCATCGCCGAGGACTACGACCAGTCCCTGCGCCCCGAGAGCCACGAAGACGACGAGGATGACGAGCCCGCCGAGGGTGCGAACTGCTTCAGCCGTCTCCTCGACGACTGACAAAGTAGAAGAGGCCCGGAGACCTATGCCTCCGAGCCTCCATCTGAGCCAGCGGGATTCGCTCAGCTCTTCTTGGCGGCTGTCTTCGTAGCCGTCTTCTTCGGCGCGGGGGTAGCCTTCGCGACCTTGCCCGCCTTCTTCGTGGTCTTCGTCTTCACCGGGGCGCTCTTCGCCGCCGGCTTCTTCGCTGCCGGCTTCTTCGCCGACTTCGTTGCAGCCATGACAACCTCACATTTGGGATTCGATCCGATCCATTTCGGACTGGGTGAAGTTCATAACTGAACAGATAACCCGTCAAGGGAAATCGTCAGGTTACCGAGCACAATTCGAAGTGCATCCCATCGGGTCTGCCTGCGAAGTGACCTCCCCAGAACCAACCCAGATCGTTGGCTATCGGTACGAGCTTCCGAACGGAGCCCTTGCCCCCGACGAGTGTGGGCTGGGCGCCGAGGGCATTCCACGCCACGTTGACGTCGAAGGCCGTTGCGAAGGCGTGGTTCGAAAGGACCGTGCGGGATCCGCGAATGAACCGCGGCGCGTAGGATCCGGCCCACGAGAGGACGAGACTCTCAAGTCCGGCTTGTTGCCAAGCATCAAAGAGGGCACGAACCCTCTCCACGCCCTTCCGGTGAAAGAGGATGGACCCGTCCGAAGGTGCGCCCGTCACGCCCGCAAGCTGCGGGATGATGACCCGCTGGACGTTCTGCGCGTACCAGTTGTCGGTCACCCGGATGGCTTCGGGGTTTCCCGGCGTGGGGCTCGCGACGAACTGGAAGGAGCCGAAGAGGCGCGCCCGCTCGGCTGTTGACACGAGCGGTTGGAGGCCTTCGGGGGCCGGAGGCCAATGGGGGCTCTCCTCCGAAACGTCGCTGTCCTCAGTAGCGGGCAGGCCTAGCGCCATCGCCATGCCTAGGGTCTTGTTTCCAGCAACGCCGTCTGGTACCAACCCCTGCCCGCCCTGAAAAGCCTGCGTGGCGGTCTTGGTGCTCGGGCCAAAGGCCCCGTCAGCAACGCCTGTGTAGAGGCCTCGACCCATCAAAAAGGTCTGCCAAGCCACAACGTCGTCGCCGGTCGACCCTTCTCTGAGGACGCGCATGTGAACCTCCAACGAGAGGCCCTGCACTCGTGGTTTAGCGATCGTTGAAGAAGGTTTCTATTTTCCGGGGTTCCGTCAGATCGCCGCGGTGTAACGGAGGGGACATGAAGAACTGCTCGATGTGTGGCAAGGAACACGGGAGCCCTTTCACAGATAAGGGTCTGCTGGACATCTTCAAGGCGCTGGTGTCTTCGTCGGATGAAGACGATCGTGAGGAGCTTCTCCTCAATCTCGCGCAGACGTTTGCCTGCTCCGCCCCGCGGACGGACGACACGCACACGGATCAGATCCACGCCCTCCTCGACGAGTTCGAGGTACGTCGGCTGGCGTTCGATCAGGCCGCCCTTCGTCTTGGTCGCGCCCTTCTTCCGTTGCTTGCCAAGGAGGCGGAGGAAGATGGGCCGACCAAAAGGAGCGTCGCGTTATCGACGCCCCGGCCGACGAACGTAAATTAGTCGTCGAGGGGGCCGCTGCCTCCGATGAGCCTATCTCGCAAGGTAGGCATTCGGACAGGGGCATCGCGGAATGCGGGCGTTGGATCCGGCGTGGCGTACGATCGAGTCGGGGTCGGGTCTGGTGCAACAGTGACGGCGGCTTGTCTCGCTGCGGCACGGACTTCCGAGATCGTCATGCCCCGTTGCGACCGGCCCCGGCCCCCCACAGCCTCACCGTCCTGAACGATGGCGGCCACGCCTCTTGGGACAAAGGGGTATTGCGGTGGGGGCGGGGGTCGATCGACGCGGTAACGCGCGCCGCTCCCACCGCTCCCACGCGCAGGCCGCTCAGGACCCAAGTCGATGTCCTCGGAGTCTCCGAACTGGATGTCGAAGCCATCCGAGGGAGCCGCGCCCGAGGCCCCCTCCGTGCCCCACAAGGCCTCAAGCCCGCCATCACGGCCGCTGGCCTCTACCGGTATGCCTTCGGTCCCCCAAAGGCTCTCTAGCGAGATGTTGGTGGGTACCCCCTGGCTTGCAGACACTCGCCGCGGGGCTGTGGCCGGTTCAGGCTCGGGGGCTTCACCCCAAAGGCTCTCCAGTGTCGCCATCTCCTGACTGACACGATGTCCTTGCGGCGCCCATGCAGCCTGGCGCTTCTGCGCATGCACCTGCTGGAGCGTCTCGCTGGACATGAACCACTCAGCGGGAAGATCCGGGAGCGAAGCGGCAAGCCGAGCAGGAGTGGGCGCCCGTGTCGCGAGAAGGGCTCGCAAAGAGCCTTCAACGCATGAACATGCGTCGGGTAGCCCATCAACATCGTAGACGGGCAGATTGCAGCGGGGGCACCAATCTACTTGAGTGGGCAAGGGTCAACCTCATACTCCACTTTTTTCAATACTTTAATCGCTCCTAGAGCTTCTTCCACTCCCCGCCCTCGCGGTTGTACCACTGCGCAGCCCAACCATCGGCGTAGGCACCGGACTTCTTGAAGCGCTTCTTCGCCTCCTCCTGCGCCTGCTTCCAGAGCTGCGTGTTGAGCGGTTCGTGGCCTGCCTCAACCTGTTGCGTCGCGTAACGGAGGAGCACTTTCTCCACGATCGAGAGCCGCTTCGGTCGCAGCGGGTCGAGGGACGGGTCCTTCGTGGCGGCGTACCTATTCGGCCGCGGGTCGAGTATCGGGGGTTGGGGTGCGTTCTCGCCCCGGAGCATCGCGAGGCGCACGAAAGCCTCGAAGGTAGTCTTCTTGACGTTCGCGGCTATCTGCCCGCGCGTACCGAGCGACAAGGGCACCGTGATCACGACGCGGTCATCCGAACGGTCACCGCCCCACAACACGACCTCGTGGACGCCCCACTCAACGGGGTCGAAAGGCTTGGGCTTGAACGCGGGGTCCTCTTTGGGGAGGTAGGACAGGGTGACATGCGGGTTGAAGGTCGGGAACCTCTTTGAGAAGCTCACACCCGCCTTCTCGAAAGCGTCCTTCAGCCGCTTGTGCATGTCGTGGAGATCCGCGGACTCGACGGGGCAGATGATGGGGACGGTGCCCTTGACGGGATGTGGCGGGAAAGTGGTCACCTCGCGGACCGTCGCCGTGTAGGGCTTGGTCTGCGAAACGACTTCCACGAGGGGCTCGACGGCTGCTGCGATCCGGTCCATGGAGACCTCGTCGCCCAGGTTGAGAAGCGTCACGTGGTAGGCGTTTGTCGGCTCGGGCTTTCCTAGCCCACCGTAATCAAGAGTCGCTATGAGGCGTGCTGCTTCCGCTGGAACACGCAGACCGACAAAAGCCATGAGTTGTGACCTGCCTTGCTGACAGCGGATTCACTAAAGAATCATCATGGCGAGGAGCACTCTATGCCGAGAGACATCGTGTTGTCCGCGTTCGCATGTTCTTCCTCGGCCCCATGCTCGAAGTGGGCGAAGGACTTGTTCCGCGAGGAACCTCTCGTCCTCACGGTCCCGGGCTCGGGGGGCGACTTCATCAAGAAGGGGCGCCAGTGGGCGGCCACGGGTGACGCTTTCCGGGCTGCACTACGGGAGCTAGCGCCCCAGCACAAGGACATCGAGATAGGCCGACGCGCTCTCGTGACCTTCAGTGCGGGGTGGCAACTTGGAGATGAAATTCTGAAGTCACAGGTAGAGTGCGACCGCCTCGATTCGTACCTCGTGGAGGATGGGATCCATACGAAGTCGCTAGAGCACTGGATCCGATTCGGGGTCCGGGCAGGACGCTCCGAGGCCATGCTTCTCTTGGCGCATACGCAAATCGTCCCGCCCTTCATCTCCACAAAGGAGACGAACACGGGGATCTTCAGAGAGGTCGGGGCACGTCTCGGCCCCGACCTGAGCACGTACCGCGTCGAGCCTGAAGCCGTGACGAAACCGGACTTCCCTGCGGAGGGGGTCACCATCAAGAGTGGTGCCCCCGCGACGACGAGGCGCTGGGCTTCAGACCCCCTGGTCGCAGTCGAGTCCCGAGGGGAGCTTCACCGTTTCGAGTACGAAGGGAAGGACGGACCCTCGCACATGTACATCGCGTGGCACGTTGCCCCGCGACTGTGGCAATTGCTGGCAGGCCGCTGGAACACAATCACGCTGCCCACGGTTGAGATCCGCGCGGGTGACGATTCTGTTGCCTAGCACCCCTATGACACCGCAGAGGAGCTTATAGGTGGCTATTGTAGGTTGGCCATGGCCGTACAACTCAAAAACTTGCTCCGCGCAGCGAAGGTGTTGTCGCCAGCGGTGGAGGTGAAGCTCAGGGCCATCCCGGATCGGGATGACGCATGGGTGTGCTTCATCTGCGTGGGATCCGTCACGCTGATTGAGTCCAGTGTCGGAACCCTCGATGAGGTACTCATCGATGCAGGCAGACGCGTGAAGAACATGGGCACTTCAATGCGATCCCACATCGACGAGGGCGAACTTGGGGGCAACGGGGACGGGTCTACGTGAAGCTCGACTCGACGATCTCGTAGCAGTGCCTGTCGAGTTGAACGCGGTTGGGCTCCTTCGGTAGTAGACACTCTTTCGAGGCCGCCAACTCGCTAAGCTCCGTGTCCTGCGCGGCGGCCCACGCTACGAGGTCCTCGTACGACCAAGATCCGGCACGGATGGCCCGTAGCTCTTCGGCGTCGGGCCTTTTCACGATGACTTTCCCGGAAGTGAGGATCTCACGGCACATGGATAACAACCTTACGAGGTGTGATGCGTGCTTGCAATCGTAACCGAACCGCTCTTCGATCGCAGCCCTAGCTGGATTCCGGTTCGTCTTCCAGTCCTGGTACTGCTGCCACTCGCGCTTCTTGGCGCCATAGCGGCGTTCCATGTCGAGCAGCTCGATGAAGTTGTCGTCGAACCCGAGGCACCGGGCCGCACCGACCCAAGCCTCGGTGTTCATCGCGGTCGACACCTCGGCGAGATGGTCGGCCATCTTGTTCGTGATGGCGATGCGCACGTCCGGCGAGAGTGTGTCGATGAAGTCGATGGCCCACGAGTCGAGCTTCTTCTGGATCGCGGACTGCGCCGCCGCGAGCTGGTCGGCAGGGATCAGCGTGCGCTCGGGGAGCTTGTAGTCCGCTCGTAGGGGCGGGGCGAGCGGAGGGTTCTTCAGCCACTTGTAGTGGGTGTTGATCCGCTTCATCTGCTGGGCCGCGTAGCCCGAGAACGTGTGCTTTGCCTTCTTCGAGAGGAACTGGTCCCGGATCTCGAAGAGCTTGTTCATCACGGGCGTCACGACCCTGTGGTCCGAGGGATCCGTGTAGAGCAGCTCCAGGACGTTGGGGTTGGCATCCGCCGCGAGGTGGAAGAACCGGCGCACCTCGAAGATCGCCAGGTCCACGGGTTCGTTCTGGACGCACTGCTCGAACGTCTTGAGGTATCCGTAGTAGTAATCCTTGGGCGCGACCGCGATGCCACGGAAGTCCGTGTCGCTCTCAGGGCGGCTTGTCCCGTAGGCGTGGGACCCGTGCAGCGTCACGTAGATCGTGCGCTCCGGAAGCCACTCAAGGTTGCCCGTGTACATCGTCCAGTTGAAATCGAGGGACATTGACTTCCCCTTACACCGCTCCGGAGTAGTATGGCGGTGTGCTTCCCCATGGGTGGACAGTGATCGATGCTTGGGCGCAGGCGCATATGTCTACGCTCGTGCTCACCGTTCCAGCACTGGCACTGCTCTTCGGAGCCCTAGGGGTCGTCGGTTGGTGCCGGCTGAGCGTTCGCCTCGATCGGACCGACAGACGGATCAACGAAGTCGAGGGCCTCTCAACGAGGACCCAGAACTCGGCCAGGAACGTCCTCGGTAGAACGAGGGCGCTAGAGGAACGTCTTGCGTCTGCCGCGCCGCCCGCGAGCCCAGATGAAGGACCCGCCCCAGAGAAGCGCAAGAAACGGATACGCCGAAAGCAAGGCCCTGTCAACTCGAACGCCTACACGAAGCTGTTCGACGAGGAGAAGGACAGTGAGTGAGGAGAACATCGACGCGGCTGTCCTTGAGGATCAGGCTGCCTACCAGCGCGTTCTACAGACTCTCATGATCCGACTCGGGGAGGCCGACCTCCACTGCGAGCAAGCACGGATCGCCGCCGCCATGGATGGCGCTTCAGATCGAGATCACTTCGCAGCGGATCTCGCAACGCGAAACCTTGAGGTCCAGTGCCACAAGGTGATCGAGTTTGCCCGCACCATGGCGCTCAATGAGCGGGCTAAAGGCCCGTCTGAAGAGTGATGAAGAAGTTGTTCTGAGCGGTCGGGGGCTGCATCACATTCGCGTTGAAGTAGCCGTTGCTTCCGCGCGGGTCCCCCGAGAGGGCCCACTCGTCCTCCTTCGTCCAGAGGCCGCGTAGCGAGAAGACAAGGCGCTCACCAGATGCGTACGTCAGCGGGACGAGAGGCCCCGCCTGCCTCGATGCGTAGGTGTAGCGCTCGAATATTCGGGTCGAGATGATCCAGTTCCCCGTGCCCATCACGGCGTGTCCCACGGCGGGCTGCTGCCCGATGATGCTCGTGTACTTGTCAGCGTCCTCGTCCGAGCCCCAGAGGAGAAAGCCTCCATATAGACCGGTGGACCGGCCCACCTGGAACTCATCCAGCGGGGAATCGACCCACGATACACCCTGCCCCCCGCTCCAGCCCGAGGCACGAAGAGCGGCATCGAGAGTGACGGCATAGGCGTCGCCCTTGTAGAAGATGATCACGTCCCGCGTGCGGAGTATCTCGGCCATCTACGAGTGGCCCAGGCATAGAAGCACTAGACGCTGGGCTTCACGTTCCCGATGGTGACGTGAAAGGGAGTGCCCGCGTCAGGAGACTCCGTCACCCAACTCGTTCGCGGGAGGCCAAGCTCCTGACGGATCTCTTCGAGCCCCGGTGCGTAGGCACCAAGCCAGTAGTACGTGTGATCGAAGTACACGTATCCATGATACTGAAAGTCCACGAGCTTACCTTCGTGGCAGCCCCACGCTGACAGGTTCGGGGGCACCTCTCGACGAACGACTGTCATGTGTGGCGCGTACTTCTGCCGGTTGAGCCTCACAGCACGAGGCACGAGGGCTCGATAGACATCGACGATCCCCATGTCGACCTCGGCCACGAGCCGGTACTCGGTGTTCGTGGTGCTGTAGCGAAGGATAGCTACAGCCGAGAACAGTGGCGCGGTCATCGCAGGAGTCGGTCTTTGATCCAGGCTGGGATGGGATCCGTATGGCTGAAGCCTGCGGACATCCACCGGTCAGGTTCAGATAGCTGCAAGACCTGATGCCCTGTCAGCATCTTCTGAAAGCACGTGACCATGATCTTGATCGCCCCTGCCTTGCTTTCTTCCGGGCGAGCGCGCAGGCGGCTGAACATCTCAGTGGCTTCTGTCCTTATCGCTTCCAGCACTTGCGAACGTCCGGACTTCGGATGCAGCAAGTACGTTCCGCGGAAGGAGGATTCCTTGAACGGTCGCTCCTCCCAGGGAACGGTGGACAAAAGGCTGATCAGTAGCACGGCACGGAAATGATCGCGATCCCCAAGGCTAGCCGAAAACCCGCGGTATTCCGGGAACTTAGCATAGAGCCTCGCAGCTTGCTTTGGAGGTTCCCCCCCGAAGTAAAAGGTGTGCATCTGGTTCAACCTGTGCTCATCGAGTTCAAGGCCCACGGGAATGAGCACTACACCACCGCGCGAAAGAAGACACCCGAGGCATGTTGGGTCTGATCCTCGCTCGGTGTATGAGGGGTGTCCGCCTGGCCGATTTTCTTGCCAGCGTACCGCGGACTCCGATATGAAAGCACCCTTCCCCAATCTTGGCTTGGGGAGGGCGACCCCCGAAGAGAACTTGTTCTCCTCAGGGTTGTTTTCTGAGCCCCGGCGGGCAGTTGACGCTTGGGACCCCACCGGCCTCTAGGTACCAAGAGGCTGGTGAAAACCAGGAGGTACATCTCATGCAGGTTGTCATCGCGTGGTTCCTGTCCTTCATCGTCGGCCTCGCGCCCCCGGATCGTCACCAGTATCTTCCGGCTGCGCGTGAATCGACGGACGAAGCGTCAGATCGCTACGAATCGATCGCTCAGGATGTGTTCGACGTGGTTTACGACAAATCGAACCCCCCGCTATTCAAGGGGAACGATGGTCGTGCAAAGACGGCGGCGGTCGTTTTGAGCGTGATGTGGTTCGAGTCTCAGTTCCGAAAGGATGTCGATTTCGGGGTTGGAGATCGGTCACGAGGAGACAGTGGGAGGAGCTGGTGTCTCATGCAGATCCAGACGGGATCTGGAAGGACATGGGCCTGGAATGCAGCCAAGAACCGTTTCGCAGAGCCGAGGGACCCTGCGGAAGATGTCGAACGGGGCTGGACAGGAGCGGAACTGACGGCAGACCGGAAGAAATGCATTCTCGCGGGGCTGCGCATCGCCCGCATGTCTTTCAACGCTTGTGCGGGCTTGCCGGTCGCGGATCGGCTTCGTGTATACGCCTCGGGCTCTTGCAACAAGGGTGCCCGTGAGTCAGAACACCGCGTAGGGCTCGCAATGCGTTGGGTGAAAAGGAATCCAGTCCCGGCCTCCGATGACACGATCTTCGCCGAATTGAACGGCGATCAGCAGCGTGAGCAGCAGGACGACGGCATCCTGGGAGCACCCTACAGCGGCCTTTATGCCTCGACCGCTCCCTATTTCATCCGCCCCATGGTGGATTTCCTTTTGCCCTACAACCTGTAGACCGTCACGGGGTGTCCCGTGACCTACAGGAGTTGGAAGGCATGCTCGACCCCCAGGTACTCGATGATCTGAAAGCTCGCTGCCTACAGGCCCAGTCCTTGGGTTTCGAGATTGCCCGCGCC